AGTATTAGTTGCAGCACTTTGGTAACCAGTATTAGTTGCAGCACTTTGGCCACCAGTATTAGTTGCAGCACTTTGGTAACCAGTATTAGTTGCAGCACTTTGGCCACCAGTATTAGTTGCAGCACTTCGGTAACCAGTATTAGATTCTTTATCATCTTTCCAATTAATACGTTCAAGGATAAACTTAACGCCAGCTTCAATAATGCCCGGCAATTTAATTTCCGCACCAATTTTAATACGTTGGCAAGAAACCTTACTGTCATCGCCACCTTTATCAAATTTATCTTTGCCTGTAACTTCGGTATAACGACTTTCAGTAGGTGGATAATAACCAAATACATCTAATGGATTTTCGCAAAAGTGGAATCCAGAGTTGCAAGCCTTAACTTCTCCTTCGTGCTTATATTCCTTACCTACTTCATATTGGAAATTGCGGCATTTTAAATTTTTATCAAACCCTTTGAATCCTTTAATTGATTTACTCATTTATCTCAATCCTCCGTATAAACTTTAATTTTATGGGTAGGCTAGAGTTAACTAGCCTACTTTTTGCTTTGTTCCGATACGTATTCAGTCCAAATATTAGGTAAGTTTTCTATTAGCTCTGTCGCCTGTGCATTTGTAAGTTCACTACTGGATTTAACGTTAAATTTCCAATGTAATAAATTTTTCATATCTTCATTTGATAACGCATTTTCTTTTGATACAGCTATTAATTGAGTACGCTGTTTGTCATTAATTAATTCAGGCACTTCTATACCGCTTTCAGCCCACGCTAAGAGATTTTCACCGTCTTTTACAGTTAATACCTCAAACCTGTTTTCAAATAAATGTGTATTATCTTTAACGGCTGTAAATGTATGCGTTTGTTGGTCTATCATTAATGCTGCCATCATTTCATATTCGTAATTGGCTCGTTGGTCTGCACCTAGCCCTACTTTTTTAGGTGCTTGTTTACCTTTTTCATTTTCTTCAAGCACATATTGATCTTTACCGCGAAGACAATTGATAATATGGCATTTACTATATAACTGCCTGTCTACAAAATCGTTATGTCGTGGCGTGAGTTTGCTCCAAGCAACATAACTATTGCCAGGTATCTTACTATGCATTTCTAGCATTCCACCGCGTCCAGACCATTCGTGAGTACCAGAGTCAATAATTAATGTATTGTAACCATTTTTTTCAGCGTAATTAATCAACTCTATAAATTGTTCAGGGGTAAATGGTGGCTGTAAATCTACAATGTCATATTCAAATTCATCTGCATAAATGTAACCGCGATCACCTTCTGTATTGCCAAGAAGTATATTACCTCCAAAACCTTTAGCTAGTTTTAACGCTGAATATGTTTTGCCTGATCCACTTGGCCCGATTAACGCGATTTTAACTTTTAATTGTTTTCTAATTGCCTTTTTTGCTTGAAATTGCATGTGTAAAATCCCCCTACTTAATTTTTAAATCTAACCAATGAATTGGTTCTATAATCTTTTTAGTACTACGACAATATTCGCATTTTTCGCACCGCATAGGTTCGATTTCCTTATTTCTAACTGCCATAATACGTGGTATTTTCATTTCAATTTCTTCTAATTTATCGCTGATTAATTCTTCAATATTCATACGAATAATTTCATGATCTGGTATTTCTTGCTTATCTACCGCTAAAATATAGCAATCAAGATAACGATTATTTTTAACTAATTCAATGAATTTTTCTAATTGTTTTTTTGTATAAATATTCAACGATTCTTCTAAAATTTGTTTGTAGTTTTGCCGTAAAATTTCAGCGTAAATTGAAAATTGCAATGGATAATCATAGTGCTTGATGAATGATTCATATACACGATCTTCATCGTTCCAATATTTACCGTGAATTTCTTTAGTTGTTTTTATATCAGCAAATCGGCATTCTAAAACATTTAAAATATCAACCTGTATTTTAAAATCAACGCCGTTAATTTCACCAGTAAAAATCGACTCCTTTGCACCTTCACGCATTTTCATCATTGCAGAATCATTTTTAAAGCATTCAATCATCTTGTCGCCTAAAGTACATTTAGCAAGTAATTCACAACCGCCCTTTTTAAATAATTCTGGATGTTCATTTATAAACTCCGGTAGCGTTCCTTCTGACCATGCGTGAACATATGAGCCTAAAAGAAAGTTTGAATTTGGTTTATCAGTCCATTTTCCTTCTCTTTTTGCAACTTCTCTCGCTTCGCATCCATTATCGTGGCATCTATCCCATGCCTTGAACGATGATGACCCTAAAAATAATGCTTCGGCTTCTGGTGAAAAATAATTTTCTCGCGTTAAAATAAATTCATTAGCCATTATTTACACGTCCTTTAAAACATTAGTATCCGTACTATTTACTATTTCGGCAGGTATATTATTTGGCATTATTCTAAGCACCCCTTAACTTCAAAATTATTGTTTTCTGTATCTTTAGTAATAGTTACAAACGCTTGAATGTCGTTATCTTCACAAAGTTTAATAATTTTCTTTTGCTCAGATTCGTTTAGTTTTTCAAATCCATCCAAACAAATCACCTTTAATTCACCCATGCGCTGTAATGCAATTTTAAAAGCAGACTCTAACTTTTCACCATCAGATAGACCGTCAAGCAACACGCCATTAATACGAATCATGCTGTTTTCGTCTACGCTGATACCATCAATCGGAAGTTTATGCTGTTTTAGTAGTTCAGCAGGTTTGTTTCTTGCGGTTGTAATGATATTGGTTAAACTGTCGGAATAGGCTTTCTTGGTAGCAAGTTTACCGTCACGAATATCAAGCATTCTATCCCATTCACGTAAATAACTCTGCATGTTGGCTACTTTGTCGGCTTCTGTTTGCAATGGTTCAGTATCAATCTTTTCATGAGATTTTAGATATTCAGCAGCCTTGCCAACTCTTAACTTTTCTTTCTCAATATTGGATCCTTTAGCGGTATCTTCGGTTTTCAATTCTTGTTTTTCAAGCCCTACCAATGATACAATTTCTTGCTCTTTAGCAGCTATTTTTTGTTTTTGAACATCAATTACAGCTTTTTGAGCATCAATATCGCTATCCATAACTTGTTTTTTGTGCTTTTTCAAATTTTCGTATTTTAATTTAAGTTCAGCCAATTCCTGTTCAAACTGTTTATCTAATTCGGCATATTCAAAATTTAATTTATCGGCCGCCGAATTGATAATATTGTTAGCAGTTATAATCTTTCCTTTTGACAATTCAATAATATCTTTCAAGTCTTGCCGTTGCTCTGTGAATTTAATTTTAATTTGAGATTTATTATTTTCGGCCGCCGTTTCAATCGACTCAATTTTCTCGGCAATACCAGCATTCAATCTTTCGGCTTCATCAATGTAATTATTGGTTTTATGAGCTTCGGAAACTTTATTGTAAAAATCCTGCACTTTGAATACCTTCCATTCTTCACCGTCATAGTTGGCTGGTAGTTCAGATTTAATCCCTTTTACTTGTCCTTCAAGTAACTTAATCTCGCGATTCACTTCTTCACGTTGCTTAAAGTTAGTCATTTCGATATCTTTAAGCACCTGCAATAAATGCTTGTCCGTGTTAATACCGCTTAAAACTTCAACATGATTGCTAAACCAAGAACTAATTTCTTCATCTGAATAATCCATATTAATCATGCCAAGAATAATTTTTGTTTGCTCTTTTGCGTCCATATTGATAAAATCAAGTGGTCTAAAAATATCACCAGTAATAAGTTTACGTAACTCAGATTCCGTAGATTTAACTCCTTGCCCTTGTTGTCGAAGTTTAAGATAATCGGACTTATTATTCCGCAATCGGCGATCAATCTCTAAACCTGTATCCGTTTCAATAAACAATGTAGCTTCGTCAGAGCCGTGTCTAATAACCTCTGTACGGCGTTTATTATTGCTAATGGCAGTTTCTATACCCTCTAAGATACTTGACTTGCCAGAACCTTTCACACCTTCTAAAATAGTCAAACCACTAGGATTATAATTAAATTCATCTACCCCTAAAAAGTTGCTAATTTTAATTGATTTTATTTTCATAATTTATCCTCCTAAATATTTTCAGCATTATTTATTTTATCGATCATATTGTTTTTGTTAACTCTTTCCGCTTCGTCAATATATCCTGAACCATTACAATGTTCGCATTGCCGTAATGGTTTGTTTATTAGATTAATCAATCCTGTAAGCCATGTGTATACTTTTTCTTTCAGTTCGTATTCAGAACTAGCAAACATTCCATTTATTGCAGTGTATCCTTGATGTCTTGATTGATCGTCAGTCATTTCAAATATTGTTTCTTTTTTTGTTTTTGCAGTTCTATAATGTATTTTGTTTCTTTCTTTTTTTGTTTTTGCAAATATTTGTTGATAAGAAATTGGTTTTGGTTCTAATAATGGAATAACTTTTTCTACAGTAAAACAAAAATCATAATCACTTGTTATCCTTGCAAAATCACTATTGATGTGTTCGCGTACATACTGACGGGTTATGTCGTACATTTGCTTAGATGATAGGCTACAAGGTTTATTTACTAACAAAACATCCGGCAATATAATCCTGTCAATCATTTGATGTTTTATGTTAGCGTGTGTAATACTGTATTGCTTTTCATCCCATCCAAACTTACCAATAGCTTTAAAATTAAAATCACAAAAATCAATAAAATTATCTATTTCGCACAAAGTTTGAATAGTTACATCGGCATCAACTTTATAATTTGGTTTTTCATCATAAGTATAGTTGTATAAATTATCTAATATATCATCACTGTAATTTTTACTATCGTTATAATTTATTACTTCGGGGAATTTTTTAGTTATATTGTCTTTGTCTTTAATTTCATATCTTATGTTGTGTTTTTCCCCTTTTAATTCTTTTTCTATCTTCTCGGGAAATTTAGGAATTTTATACCATTTATCATCCCATGTCTTTTCAGGTTCTTTGTTATCAAAAAGCAATTTAGGAATCACGCTATTATGATATTTATAGTCATAACTATTTTCTTTTTTAGCGTAGCAATCACTAACAAAACAACATTTGTCTGTCTTTATTAACATAATATCCATATATTTATCACCGTCCTATTTTTTATCTAACTTGCGGTTTTTGTCCCTTGTCGTAATAATCGCCATCCATACCGATGATTTTTGCTATTTTTTTTATTGCTTCTATTAGCTCAAAACTATCTTTGTGCTGTACTAATTCAATTGATGCATCTAATAATTTTTGATAGTCAATAACCGTTTTCATCGGCTTGTCCTTATTGGTGTTAAGAGTGCAATTATATTTTTATCAGTCGTAATTTTCATAGGTGCTGTAGGCTCATTAATACCAATGACAATATTTTGTACTCCGGCATCGATTAGAAATGCTAAAATATCATGCAAATATTTTGCCGAAAAACTAATTTTCGAATTTACTTGGTCAATTTTTACTACTGGTAAGATAGCCGTTAATTTTATGCTTTCGCTATTCACGGACAATTCATTACCAACAAGATTAACTACATCACAATCATATCTTTTACCGATAACTGCGCGCATAGCTTTAACCGCATCAAACCACGCTTTTAAATCATTTATTTCAATATTGGTTGATGTTTCCAAAGGAATAACCTTATCAACATTAGGAAACATCCCCTCTACAACTTCGCCAGTTTTGTAATGAATAAGTTGCTTTCTAAATGGTAAGTCATTAACGATTACCATCACATGAGTATTTGATACAATTGCACGTTTGCCGTCAAAATATATACAATTAAATACTGGTCTTGACATATCCTTACTAACAAAATTCTTTGCATGTTTAAATAAAGCTAACAATTTACAATTACCTCCCTTATAGCAAATGCTTCTCTTAGTTGTTCCATATCCAAAACAGGATTAATGTTATTAGGTATAGAACGCTTTAATTTACCCATCATGCATAATAATGCCTGTGCTTTGTCCCATTGCTCGTACGGTAATGCTTTTTCGTAGCTACAACCACTTGCAACGATTATTTTTCTTTTTTTACGTTCAAAGCTAGCCTTTAAACTTATTCCTTCTCTGCAAGCGCGTTGCTGAACAGATGCAGTACTTCTGCCTATCATTTTTGCAAGTTCATCTGTTTTTATTTTTCCTGCATTATTATGCAATATTTGGAGTTGTTGGTTAGTCCAAGGTTTCATATCTTACCTCCTTGACTTTTTATAATTTACTTGGTAAACTGTCTATAATTTGTTTTTATAATTTTTGAATTCCAGCTTTTGCAGAGCTGGTTATTTTTATGTCTTTTAGCGGATAACATAAGCGATCATCACGGCACATCAGCAACGCTTCTCTTCTACTTGTTGACATTACTTGTATAAGTTCAGTATCAGTACGCCCACATCTAGCACACCATTTAGCGCGTGGCATTTTATTTCACTTCCTTAGTCAGTAAAACATCAATTCCGTTTGGCTCTTCTAAAATATCCAAGTCGATGTGTAAAGAATTAATACATCTTTTGCAAAGTGGAATTGGTGCGTAACTGTCGGTAAAATCAACAATTATAATAGGTCCGTTTCCACATATACATACATCACATTTAGATGGTTTACTATATGTAATCATTGCGTTACCGCCTTTCTTGGCATTAATTTATCGCCGTATCGACTCTGTAACATTGCTTCTAATTTGTCAGGATGTTCATGAATTACAACTAAATTAATTTTTGGTTCTTGCTTTGTCGGAAATACATCTTCTATATCCATGTCTAAAACTTCTGCAATCGCTTTTTTATGCATTAGGTTAGGTGTATGTACTCCTGTTTCTATTTGGCTGTATGTGGATACATTTATCCCGCAAGCATCAGAAAATGATATAGATGTTTTAAACCCTTTCGATATGCGTAAATCTTTTAATGTTAAATATTTTTTAAGGTTGCTTACTTTAGTAACTCCAAAACAATTTGCTGGTAGTCTTGATTTTTTAGTTGTAAGATATCTGTTTAACGACGCTAACATTTTAATCAGTCCTTTCTAATCCAATAGTGAATTTGTAGCCTATCTCCTGCTTTAATCTCTCCATATCGAATGTACGGGTAATTGTCCATGTTCAGCTCTTTAATACCCTGTTTAAATTCATCATGACCGCGCTCATCATATGTATTTTTTAACATGTATTTATCTGTTATTTCGTCAAGGATATCACCGCGTTGGACTATGTAAGTTTCGGTTTTAAGTTCGTAATTTTTACTGTCATCGGCAGGGATTGTATTAAAGCCAGCAAGTGTAAGTATAATCGCTAGTCCTAAGATGATATATAGTACAGTTTTTAAAAGTGACATTATTTGGTTTGCGTGCTGTTTGTTTGATTCATATACTAGAACTTCATCATAAATTTCATGGAATATATCTGGTTCATATGAGTAGATTTCTCCACTTATTTCTCGAACGATGTAATCGCCTTCAGCAAATTCAATTTCGCCATCAGATGTGTTTATTTCCCCAGCGATAATCTTGCCGCCATATTGTGACCATAATTTCACTTTGGCGTTTTCCCAATCTCCTTCCATAGATTCTTTTAACCATAATGGATAGCTTTCACGGTTAAATGTTGCCTTGGTGAAACGATATGCTTCGACAACCGCTGTTTTTTTACAACATTTCATTGTGTTACCTCGCTTTCTAAGTAATCCTCGATTGTTTGTTTGCATAGGTTGTAACTGAGAGTGCTATTAATGCAATATGTTTTAGCGATACAAAGTTTACAATTTCTAAATTCACCGCTAATATTATCTAAATATTCAGCCATTTCACTAGTAGTCATGCTTTTGATTCTGTCAATTTGTTTCATGATTTAATCTCGTTTTGCATTGCACGCATTGCTTTAAATAGCTCAATTGCCGCCCTGTATTCTTTTCCATATACCGTATCTGGTTTATAAACATTATCAATGCGCTTAATAAAATCTTCCAAACTTCCGCCTTTCCAATCATTCCAACAACCGCATTGCACTACGTTATTATCAACATTGTAAATTGTGTATGATTTGCGACTACCAATCGGGCCAACTTGAATTATTTTATTTGGCAAGTTAGCACCACGCAAGTTAGCACCACACAAGTCAGCATCACACAAGTTAGCACCATACAAGTTAGCATCACACAAGTTAGCACCATACAAGTTAGCATCACACAAGTCAGCATCACACAAGTTAGCACCATACAAGTCAGCACGGCACAAGTTAGTATCATACAAGTCAGCACGACACAAGTTAGTATCACGCAAGTTAGCACCATACAAGCCAGCACGACACAAGTTAGTATCACACAAGTTAGCACCACACAAGTTAGCATCACACAAGTTAGCACCATACAAGTCAGCACCACACAAGTTAGCACCACACAAGTCAGCACCACACAAGTCAGCACGACTACCATTATTACTATCTGTTAACCATCTACCATGAGATTTAATTATTTCTTGTAATCTTTGATTGTCCATAATTACACTTCCTTTTCTCAGTTTCTAAAATTTTTTCAAACTCAGATTGCTTTCTATTTTTATATTGCTTTTTATCCTGAATTCTTGTGATTGGCTGTATTTTGGGTATCATGATTAACACCCCGATTTGTCCTCTGATTTTAAATTTTCAAATATCCATTTGGTTAATTTTTAATTGACACTTTAGAAGTTTTTGAGCCATTTGTTTTCTTATGTCTTCTGGTAAATCTTCAATTCCGGTTTTGATTGGGTACTCGACACCATTAAAATTTATTCCTATACATTGTGGCTTTTTTCTTTGTTTCATTTACAATCACCATCCTAAAATAATTTATGAGAATATGGGATTGTCTGATACGTTTATATCCCGTATTTAATAGCCATTTCTTTAACGATAGCTACATAGCCCTCAATTAGTTTCTTGTCGTCAGCAATAACATCTAAGTGATTAAGATTATCCCTTTTAGATTTGCAAATTCCTTCATCTGCCATACGTCTACGCTTATTGGTCAAACGACATTTTAAATCTACGCCCATACGATCATTTAATAGTTTATAACTTTCATTGCGTAAATCTTGAATGTGCTCATTGCCGCCTAACACTCTAGCCATTTTGCTAATTAGCATTGAAGAATCACCGCGCCAGCTCGTACTACTAAGTGCAACTACATCACGCATACTTTGCAATGTTTCTGTTTGCTTAATTTGTGTCTGTTCTAGTTGAAGCATTTTCTTTTCTTGATCTGCGGCCGATCTTGCGATTTGTGCTAAAATTTCAAGTTGCGACATTTGCGGTAGTGGTTTATTGATCTGTTTTTCCATCTCGTTGAATGCTTGAATATATTTAATTTTCCATTGCATTGCTTCTGAACCAGTGAACCCCATTGCTAGGAGTGTGAAACCGTCGCGATTCATAATAAACTCAGGTAAACTTCTTCCAGTAGAATCTTTATATGTTGATTCAAAAAACCACTGAGCGGAATTTCCCGCCGAGCCAATTATTGATCTTGTACTTACCAACACATCCTTGTGTAATTTCCCGAAACTGTCTGCTACCTGTCTGCTAGTTGTTACCGCTTGCCCGTTTTGAATATTGATTAAGCCGTTCATATAATCGTTCCTTTTAAATTTTCATTTACAATATTTACAAAATGCTCTGTTGTTGTAGTGTGAGACTTACCATGATTACAAAAAATAGCGTGTGCTAACTCATGACATACTGTATCTACCAATTCGTCATGATCTACAGGGTAACAAGTTTTAGTAGATAACGTTATTGATGATCTATCACCTTTCTTCCAGTAGCTACCGTAGTATGTTTTTGCATTGCTTAGTTGAAGTGCTGGTATAAAAGGAAGTCTATCTTTTAGAATTTCAGCTATTTTATTGTAGTAAGTTATCAATATCTGATATTTCACTACTTATTCTCCTTTCTTAATTAATTTTCATTATTTTTGCAATTGTGTTAATATACTTTTCACCAAGTCTATTGCCTTTCAGAATATCGTCAAGGTATTGCGTCGATATGCCGATTTGCTTTGCTAGTTTTGGAATAGTTGTGTCTTGTTCAACCATTGCTATTTTTACTTTCAATCCAAAAGGCGTGTACTTTGCCATAATTTATCTCCTTTCAAAAAATTAGTTTAATATCTCAGCTTAAACCATTTACAATTAGTATCAAATATGATAATATTTAATACGCAAACAACAGAAATTTTTCTACCGCTCCCCAGCGATTTTTTAAAAGGTTTATTAAAACCTCTGGTTTTTTGTTGCCTTTTAGCTTAATAATTCAGCTGTTGATATCAGTATAGCGGAAAGTTTTATGTAAGTCAATATATTTTTAGAAAGTTTTACGCATTGTTTTTACGTATTTTAAGGAGTTGTTTATATGATTGTGGAAAGCATTCAAAAGCTATGTGATGAAAGAAAAATGCCACTTTCAGCATTAGAATCTAAATTAGGGTTTAGTAGAGGGGCTATATATAAATGGCATAAAAGTTCTCCGAAAGTTGATAGTATTAAAAAAATAGCAGATTATTTTAAAGTGTCAATTGATTCTTTATTAGGAAAAACTTTTGTTATTGAACCAAATAATGAAACTGAACAAATAATGAAAGTTATATCCAACCCAGACAATATCCCGTATATTTTAATTAGTGCAGAAGCAAAAGAAAAAGGATTATCATCAAAAACATTAAAACAATTAATTGATATATTTACAGAGCAAAATAAAAAAGGATAGCTAATTTTGCTATCCTTTTTATTAATTTTAATTTAAATGTTTTTTGTAATAATATTTTTAAACAATTCCAAATATTTACAATCAACAACATATACGTTACCACCTAAATCGCACCAAAAAATTTCGCCACCAGAATCAATAAGTATGTATTTAATCAAAATAAGCATCTCCAATCATTTTTTTATCAAATTATGATTAACTTGTCTTATGATTAACTTGTCTTTAGTATATCATAACAAAATTAAGTTTCAACAAGCAAAACCGTGTAAAGTTCGACAATAAATTTTATTTAGGAGATATTTAAATGTATAATATTTTATTTATATTAATATCGTTATTAATTGTATTAGTTGCAATAATTATGTGGTTAATAAAACGCGGGAAAATAAACATATTACAATCTAAACTTATGGAATTAACCATATTAGGATTTTTAATTGTTACAACATCATTTGTTTTGACAATATTAACTAATCGTGGAATGGGAGAAATTTTAAAAATAAATGATAAAAACACAAAAGAAGAAAATATTTACTCAATTGTAAGCAAAATAAATTTATATACAAATAATGATAGTAATGCAATATGGTTAGATTTTAGCGGTATTTGGCAAGATAATTCAAATGAATTTGTTAAAAATTATTATATTAAAATATCACCAGAAAATCATGAATTAGTTGATTTTAAAATCGAATATATGGATGGTAAAATAAAAACAATTGATAAAAAAAGAATTAAAAATATATATAATTAATATTTTATTTAGAAAGGAATAATAATATGCATGCAATTTACACAAGAGTTTCGACAGAAGAACAAGCCAAGTCTGGTTACTCGTTAGCAAATCAAATACGAGCCAACAAGCAAAAATTATCATCTTTAGGTATAAACACTAAGGACGTAATAGAATATGTCGATGACGGCTATTCTGGTGAGTTTCTAGACCGTCCAGCGTTAGATAAGTTGCGTCAAGATATCCGTAATAAAAAAATAACTGGTTACATATCAATCTTAGACCCCGACAGATTGAGTCGTAATTTAACAAACACATTATTATTATCAGATGAATTTGAACGAGCTGGGACTAAATTAATATTTGTTACTGCCGAATACGAATCAAGCCCAGAAGGAAAATTGTTCTTTAGTATTCGTGGTGCTGTAGCGGCTTTTGAAAAAGCAAAAATCCGTGAACGAGTAATGCACGGCAAAAAGGAAAAAGCATTATCCGGTAAAATAGTAACTCCCAAACCTAAACTCGGTTACGATATTATAGATGGTGTTTACGAGATTAATCCTAATGAGTCGAAAATAGTAAAAGAGATATATTCCATGTGTATTGATAAAAAAATGGGACTAGAGAGAATAGCAAAGCATTTAAATGATAAAAAGATATTAAACAAGTTTGGAAGACCATTTAAAATTAAATACATCCACACAATATTAAAAGACACAACTTATTCAGGAACTTTATATGAAATGAAAACTAATTGGCGTAAAACTGGACAACGTGAAGTTGAAGTTACTAAAAACGATAAATCAGATTGGATACCAATTGCCGTACCAGCCATTGTTACGTTGGAAGACCAAATTAAAGTAAAAAAACAATTCTCTGAAAATATAGAATTTGCTAGAAGGAACAAGCAAAGAGAATATATGTTAACAGGATTACTAAAATGCGGGTATTGCGGATATGGGATGCTTGCGATATCTTACAATAGAAAACCACGATTATTAAAATATTACGTTTGTTATGGAAAGAGACAGTTAAAAATATGTCCGGATACCGGTTATGTGCATGTTGATGAATTAGAAACTGCCGTTTGGGAATATATAGTCAATATCGCTAAAGGAACGGGGTATTTGCCAAGTGAAAATAATAGTCCAAATAACGATCAAAAAATAAATAAATTAAAAGAAAAATATATCGAATTGGAAAAGAATAAAGATAATATTACAAACTTGGTTTTAGAAGGATTAATAGATAATGTTAAAGCAAGAAAAAAGCTAAGACAATTGACTAATGAAATAAATAGTATCGAAACTCAAATTAGTGAACTAAAAATATCACAAGAAAGTTTAAATAGAAAAGTAAAAATTGAATTAGCCGATGTGCTTGCAGCAAATACAACAAAAAAAAGGAATAAATTACTATGCGAATATGGTATAACTGTGGTAGTATATAAGAAAAAAGGACAAGAGTTAAAGTATAGGATTATAGTATAGTTTATTTTTCTTGTTTGACTATGCGAGATAAGCAAATTAGACTAATGAGAGGATGTGTTTGTGGTTATGAAAAGCGAATTAAATACTGCTAGAGGAATAGTTAATGCTCTGTTTTTAGGAGCTTTATTTTGGCTAGTAGTTTTTGTAATATGGTATTTGTGGTAAATAAAAAAGGCCCTACCTCAATTAAGAGATAGGGCCCTTTTTTATTTAGTCACTGCATACCCTATAGATAGACATGCAATAGCCTGCCAAATATTCTTTTGTGTTTTTAGCTTACTTTGAATTTTCTCCTGTTCCTGCACGTATTTCTTGAATGATTGACTGGCTTTCGCTAATTCTTCGTTGGCTATCTGCAAGGATTGCTGTGCAGTCGTTGTTTGTGCTTTGAGTACCGCTAATCGACTCGTTAATTGATTCGTTAGTTCTTGCGATTGAGTCAGTTGTGCTTTGAGCGTTGATATTTGACTGCTCAAGTTCTCTGACTGTTCGCTGGCTGTCGTCAAGTTCTGATTGGATTGACTCAAGAGTTCTTGCAGTTGATTGTTGTTCTCTTGCAACGCTGTTAAGTTGTTTTCTAACGTCGTCAGCTGTGTTTCTGTTATCTGATACACCTCTGAACAATAACCACAAGGCGACACAAATAGCCACAACGCCAATACCAATAACACATTTCTTAGTATTTGCATTCATAGTCACCCCTCCAACTTAAGGTTAGCAACATAATCATATGTATTATTAGCTCTATTTGCGTAACCTAAAGCGTAACGTTTACCGACACTTGCAGCAATATAATATTGATCTCTAAAGATGTCTCTCAGTGTTTCTAAATTACGGATATCATAATCATATTGCCTATTTTGCAAAAATTTTCTTACAACATAATGTGATGTTGGACACCAAATGCCGGCGTATATACAACAACGGCTGTCGTCTAAGTTTTCTACTTGTTGCAAAGAGTCAACATACATTTCGGTGCAATCTTGCGCTAAAATTTGCACCTGTGCTGCTTGTCCTTGCTCTGATCCAAGCACTTCAGTTAAGGCATCCAACTCGCCGCTATCGCAAATATCCGAGTATGATCTGCCAATAAACTGCTGACCACCATCGATATAACTTAATAATGTATCTCCACGACCACCGTTAAGGCCTTCCCACTGCGACACGCCCATAGATGGATAATCGCCTGCAGTAGAACATGATACACTATCATAGCCACCCTCTACACCAGTATTGATAATACCTAATGCAATTTCTTTACCTAACTCTTCTTTTGTCATTATTGATTACCATCCTTTTCTTTATAGCTACCAGACTGACTATTATATTTGCTATTAATAAACTTATTTGCTACTTGTGTAGCGGCTCCACCGCCACCTGTAAGGCTTGCAAAAGTTTCATAATTTTGCCAACCAGAACCTTTCCATACTAAATAAAAGCTAACAATTAAAAACGCCAGCCATCCAATGATAGCCAGCGTTCTTGTTAAAGATAATTCATTATTTTCATATAAAAGCATTTTAATATATTTCATTACCCAAACACCTCTTTTTAAGGAAAACCAATATTATATTATTCTCCCTTCAATTCTATTAACACTATTAACCACGCTGTCAACCCGTCCATTTAATCCTTGTAACTCTTGTTTTGTTACCATGTTTTGTTGTACTTCTGTTAAATCAGACCTAATTTCTTTTACATCGTGACGAACTGCTGTAATTTGATCCCCTTGGTGTTTTGATTCGTCTTGATGTGCTGTTGCCAATATTTCTAATGAATTCATTGATTTACTTATTGCCATAAATGCTTTTGGCATTTCTCTGCCCCAATATGCAATTAATGCCATGATTGGAAGTATGGTAATAACAACACAAATTATTGTTACAACGCTTGGTGGTGCTTCTACTAATGCTGTTATCATACTTGTTATTTCTTGGTTCACAGCTTAAACCCCATTTCTTTATGTATTTGTTTTACATTTAATTCAAAAGCTCTTTGTTGCTCTGCTGTTAGTGTAACACCAACTATTTTTAACGTACTGTATACTTCTTTGGATATATTATCAGATGTTATATTTATAATTGGTATTTTTGCTTTAATTTTTGTTCTCATACTAATAATTATTAAAGTTAAAATAAAACTTAGCATTAATAATAAAAATGTAATAAGTATATAAGCATATATTAAATATTTTGCAGTATACATAAAATTAATCTTCCGTTATATCTGTAATATTTGTATTGTATGATAAAACTTCATTATTTTCAATATAGCCACATTCAGGACATTGACAATATTCATGACCATCAATAATAATAGCTATCATAGTTTGTCTATCCATTGGACATTGTCTTATATCAGCCATTTTTAAGTACCTCCTGTTTTGCTAAAATATCATCCCACATTACACTGTAATCGCTTGCAACAACATTTATTCGTTCTGTAGCTTGCTCTTGTGTTATTTTGCCAAGTGCTAATGCAATTAAAACTGTTGAATGTGCTTCATGAAGTCTTTTCTTTGCAGTGTCATAAGAGGAATTTAATGCATCTAATGATGTAGCTAAATCAATTTTCCAGCCTGTAGTTGATGGAGTACTAGTTATTGCTGTGCCGTTTATGATTTTTCCTGTGCCTGTAGTTGTTGATTCGCTAGGAGTATTACCACCACCTGCGACAATTTCAGTTAGTGTAATTGTTGATTCGTTAACTGTAACTGTATATAATACGTTAATTGTTGTATTTGCAGATAATACAGTTTGTAAATTTGTTGCCGTAGTTACTGTATCTGTACCAATTACGTCAGTTCCAATTGTTAATGTAACACCACATAAGGTTAATGTATCATTTTCAGTAAAATTTGTTGTTATTGTATATGTTTGTTTACCTAGTATTGCTGAAATAGTGTCCCATTTATATGATGTATATGTATTTGGTGGCGTTGGTTGCTCTGTTACTACAATGTCGCCTGATTGATAATAATCATACATGTAAACGCCATTTCGAATTATATATTGTTTTACTGCAATAGCAACATATGCCCACGCACCATTAATAAAATAAATATTATACCCATCCTTATAATCCGGTGGCACTAATTCTGTACATCCGGATGGAATATTCCAGTTACCTAAAGGATCTTTATCTGTGCTATTTAAAGTAACAATTCCAATTAATAATCCTGTAGAATTACATGAATATACTGTTTTTGTATCCATAATTACCTCCTAATATTTAATTTGAGCTATTAATGCAATATTTTGCGGTCTATTTTCTGGAGCAGTAGAAACAGTAGTTGATACATCTAAAAATGCTCCATACCCTGCACCTACAGCAGTAGCATTGTAGTATGTGCTTGAATCTGCTAACTGCGCAAATGCTCCTGAGCTAGTAACATCAGAAGCACCTCTACCACCAACTAAACCAGTTATATTTCTAATAGCATCACTTTGCATACTACCGATACGCCTATTAGTTACAGTAATTACAACTGTTGCACTAGCTGTTGCGTTTGCCGATATTGTAATACTTGTATCACTAACAATACTAGCTATTGTAGCACCGGATGGTATTCCTGTACCGCTAATTGATTGCCCAACATATAAAATGTTTGTAGTTAATCCACCGGGGATATTAATTGTTGTAATAGTTGCACTACCATTTGCAGTTGTTCCTTTAAAACTCGTAGTATCCAAATTTCTATCATCGTCATAGCCACGCAAAAATTCTCCGCGCAAATCTGGTACTCTAAATGTTGTGCTGCCATCTCCAACACTAAACATACCACTCATACCGTTTGACCAACTAGATTCTGTTATAGCTAAACTATTATCGTTAACATATTTCCATAACCTAGGATATAAATCCCTTGAAATTAATGAGCCGTTAGCTTTAATTCTACCAACTTTTAAAATATGTGAAAAATCAAAACTTCCTACTACTAAACCATCTCTAATATCATCTATAATCCATGTTGCTGTTCCATCTGCAATTAATACTCCTGCTGTTGTTCCCCATGACGGTTCGGTTGAATTTGTAGTACCTGCAACTACACATTGTAATCTTGCCCACGTTGGTAAATTAACACTATAAGCAATATCCCCAATTAAATATGCTGTACTTCGCTTTACTCCACGTGAAAACGTGTCTACATATTGTTTTGTTGTTGCTTGTAATGCCAATGTAGGATCGCCATTTAAAATTAAATTACCTGTCATTGTTGCACCAGATTTATCAACTAATTCATCAAACACTGAAATTAATGCAGGCAAACTTGAATCGCTTACCGTATAACCTCTATTTGCTAACATTTGAGCCATTGCGGTTATAAATGTTGTTGTTTGATATGCAAATTTATTATGTACATTACTTGGATAAATTTGCGCTGTTGCGCCATTTAACCTCATAGAATCACCTAAATATTGTACATCTGTCAACATATTATTTTCTGCTGGATTCCATTGTAAAAAATTATTAGTTCCTGCCATAATATACCTCCTTTATTAATCTGACCATGTACCTGTATCAAAACCAGATACAACATTATTATCTAAATCAAATCCAAATGCTTTAGAATCATTATCATGAACCCATGAACCTTTATCAAAACCAGCAATATATCCATTGTCTAAATCAAATCCAAAAAATGGAGCACCGCCAAAATAAAAATAATTTATTAATACGCCTTGCGGTTTAGGCACTATATACCCATTGCGGATTAAGTCACGTATGGTTTGATTTAAGGTTCCACCAATATAGACATTTTCAGTCATATCTAAATTGTCTTGTACCAAAATCGTAGTTTCCGGTAATAATATTTTCCACAACTCTGCAATAGATTGATTTAAACCATTCCATTGATTTTTTAATATTTTTGCTTTTAATAAAATTCTGTAGTTATCGTCATCAAGTATAGGTGAACCACCGTTTGTAGGATTAAAATTCACTTGTCTTTCTTGCCCGATAATAACTCCCAATATGTCAAGTTGTTTACCTATAGCTATATCAATATCAAAACAAGCGTCCATGCTTTCTAGAACTGTTGATGCGGCAGATATATGTTCTACAAATCCTTGTAACCATGATAAAAATTTTGGCGAATTTTGATATTCAGAAGTAACTAAACCTAAATAATAATCTAATGATTTACTCATACTAAATTCACCACAACATTAGCAGTTATTCCTTGTGTAACTTCGTTAAACGCAATTGTAATATCATCTGTTGTCTGTGCCCCAATTGCAGTACCTGCGACTACTGTTTTTAATGAGAAAATTGGATTGGTTAAATCTGACATCGTAGCCATTGCTATACCCCATAATGCAGAAATAGTTAGCTCTTCGCCAATAGCTAAACTATTTAAATAATTAGTAATAGCTGTTTGAATTGCCGCCGTATTAGCTGTTGTATAACCTGCCAAAGGATGTACACCTAATGTTGTAAAAATAGGTACATATGTAGGATGATAAAAACTTATTACTGTCGTTGTTTCATATATAGGGTCGGCAATACTCACAGAAGTTGTGCCATATGTCCCACAACCACCGTTTTTACGATAATATATTTCATTTGCAATATCATTATCTGTTCCGCCCTCAACTACAGCACAAATTGAATGTGAAGGTATACCATCTGAATCTGTTAAACTTGTATCATTTTCATAAACTTTATACCGTACTACATCGGCTACGCTTGCTATTCCTGCTATTGTTCCGCCTAGTAAACTTCGTGATGGTAATTGAGTGCTAATCGCTTGCCTTGATCGTAATTGTGAGTCAACTTCTGTAGCTTGTCCTGCCGCTGCTGGGACTGAATTTGTAACAGAAGTCCAACCTTGCGTTGGCGTTGAAATTGTTGCTATTTGACCAATAGTTGCTGTAATTGCGCCTAAAGTTTGGCATGTAGCCGATACTGTTAATGTGCCGCCAATTGGAATTGTTATTGGGGTTGGTAATGACCATAAGTTACCTGCTACATCAGCAACTATACCGCCCGTTATAATAGTTCCATATAATCCTGTCAATGTAACTTGACAAGTTGAATATGAGGCTGGCTTGCGTTTTAATCCATTTATTTTTACAATTGCATCAAGTGCGCTACCAATTGCAGTTGCCGGGCTTCGATTATTATAAATTAATTGAGCTGTATTATATGCATCCGTTAGTTTAAGAGCAAAAATACTAATAAATTGATAATCAAGACTATCAGTACCTAAGTAAATATCATCACCGTAAATACTTTTTGCTAATTCGATTAAATCTGCTAACACATCGCTATACAATGGTATTGTTAGTCCTGCGGCTGTTATTGTAGGTGCTGTATACGCCAAAATTTACACCTCCTTAGGGCATAAAAATAAACTGGTCTATTTAACCAGTTTTAAAATATATAAATTAAATTGTTAATGTGATTGTGCTGTAATCTGTATCAATTGTGCATGTAAAGCTATATTTTCTTGCTTGTGAATCCCAAGTACTGCTATAATTAACAATGTTTTTAACGCCTTTTGTTTCTGATATTCTAGTTTGAAAAATTAAATCAATTGCCGCAATGTTTTGTGGTTTGCCAGACACACCAATAATTTTCTGCCAAAATGGTGTACCATCTTCTGTATTTTCCCACCATTCACCGTACAATAGATATAATCTAGTATATACAGCTTGAATTACTGCTTCAGATCCATTTAAAAAATTTGTATTGCCGTTTCCAAATGAATAATCGCCACTTCCTCCTTCCAACGTTGGAGCTAACATTCGATAAATCATGCCACACCTCCGGTAGTTCCGCCACCAGTTTGTACGCCGCCGTGAGTATGCGAAAGAAAGTCCTTGCCTGCAATTGTTACATTGCTTGAATTAACAACAACATTACCGCCAGTTATAGTAATTGTTCCACTATTTAAATTTATATTTCCAGATCCGCCTTGTAATGTTGTTCCTGCACCTGCTGGTACTGCATTGGGTTTACTTTTAAATCCTACAAATGCAAATCCATCTGACAAATCATGCCTACGCCGATCAAGTTGGCTTTGAACTCCTCCAGACTGCCACCAGCCATCAATGCAAAAATCGGAAAATATTACCAGGCATTCATCTCCTGCAGTAATAGGAAAAGTTAACGAATAACCACCACCACTAGGAAAATAAACAGGAACATCAATCAGTAATGGCAACGTTTCATTTGATACATTTCCATTAATTTTTATTTTTTCTTTAATTGCTGGTAACACCGTAACAGTTTGTGCAGATTCGTTGTAACTTTGTATAATACCCGGGCAGGATACACGAAGATTTTTCAAATAATCTTCAATAGCCAACCTTTGCATTTCATCTTCGTTTTCTAATCGCTGTGCTATTGTTAACATTTTAACACCTTCTTAATGTGGATTTTGATTGCCCGTCGCAAGCATAATTGGAATTTTCCCATATCTTGAAACGCCAGTTATTTGAGTATACCAATTCTGTCCTCTAGTATCACCTTCGTGGACTATTTTATATGCTTGATATTGTCCATCTTGATCTAACATGACAGGTACTTGCCCTATTTGTTGTTTTATTTGGCGAATATTAGAATTATCTAGTTTAATCATGCTCATTAACCCTATGTTTGCGTTTAACAACATTTTAATTATTATACCATCTTGTACCATTTGAGGAGTCCCAATCAATCCAGTTTCAGGAGTAATCACAATAGCCTGTCCTGCTGTATCGGTAGTTTTTCCAATATATATTTCTCCATTATCAACCCAAAAACTTGCATTATTGTCAGATGCTATTTCGCGCAAATATTTTTTAGGTGCTCCAAAAAATACTTTACCGCGTGGAAGGGTTATAGGATTTAAATCAGGTGTTATTTTACCAATTTCGGTTGGAACTGTTGCTACTGTTGCAATATTTTCTATTGCCTGCCTATGTGTTGCTCCTGCATTCATGGTCATTTTAATAAAATTACTATTTAAAAAATTATCACCATCACCACAATGTAAAGTAAGACGATAATCAACGTTATTATCATCTTTATCTCTTAATACTTGAATTATATTGCCATCAAATATTTTTCCATATTGCTTAGGGTTATCGTTTGCATCTGTGCCTTGATAGCCTGCATTGACAATTACACGATTGTATTCATTAATAATAGTTCCTTCGGTTTCTGCTGAAAGATTATAAATAGTTATTTCAGAATAATTTGCAACTGAATGATATGTTTTTTCTATTCTAAATGTACATCTTAAATTTGAAACATCTAAAGCAGTGCCATCTGATTTAACAACTAGTATTTGATATTTACGACCATATAAAAAGTTACTCATGATGACCACACTAACTGAAAAGTAGTCCCTAAAGTGTTATCATCTGCATAATCTAAAGTACTTTGAGTTGTTTTTATCAGATATGCGCTACCAATACCAAGATAACTATATTGACCTAAAAGATTAGCAGAAGGATAAACATCAGTCATAAGCGGCAATGAGTCAATTAACAATCTATTATCCAAATTTGTTATACTCATACACCAATAGTTTGCCATTTCGTTATAATGAAAAAATAATTTTAAGGTAATATTAGTATTATTAACTTCAACTGTTGTCTGTATTGTTTTATTAGGGTCGTTTGTTAATGGTATTACTTGATACATAATTAATTACTCCCCGTTGCCGCTTCGCTTGCTTCGGCTAATATAGAGCCAGTAGCTTCTGTTGGTTGAGCTGTTCCACCCGATGAACTGCCGCTTGTCTGTGCTCTTGCTGAAACAGTTGTTGTACTGACTTCAACTACAAATATTTCTTTCATTTGCACAGAACATTTTAACCCGTGAAGCGTTTTGTAATCGTCTGGTGCAGTTATTTGTTCAATCAGCATATTATAATAATGGTTTAATCGTGTGTGTACTTCAATAGGTATTCTTGATTGTTGTAAAGCTAGCAGCATCTGATATGCTGAAACAGATTTAGTATAACTTCCTGAAAACTGTCCATCAAGGATACTACCCATAGAGTCAGAAACACCAATATCCATTGTTAAAGTTGTTGGCTGAATATATGAATTATCAACAATATTGTTGCCATTTTGTACTGGATGATCTGTAATTTTAATGCTATTTACTGTTTCCTCGTGGAAAACTGCATCAAAAAATAAACCACCAATGTTAGATTTGTTGGTTTTTAAATAAACAAGGTTCTTAGATGATAATTGCGCCCATTGCGTAGGTGTCCATGGTTGCGTTGCTCCTGCTACTAAGCTAGTAGACGATGTAATACTACGAATATTATTATATAGTGTCCATACATTAGCTAAATTCATGCGAACACCCCTTGCATATCGCGTGTTTGTCTAGCTACTTTTTTACCAGTTGCTTGTTGCACCCCTGCTATTGTTGCTTGTTGTATTTCTGCTACTGTTGCATTAGTACCACCAAATGATAAGTTTATACTTTCAATAATAACGTTACCTTCGCCAGCAGAAGTATTATAAATATTTTGCACAGGTTGAGCATATGAACCGGCTAAAGCGTTCATGCCGTTTTGCGCCATGCCTGTATAAGATACGTTTGTAGCTCCACCATGAATAACGCCATAAGCATACTCATTAACACTAGGGTATTCTCCTTGCGGTCTATTTCTAGCTTCATCTGACCAATTAGCAGAACCTTCACCAGCGTACCATGCACCTGCAACTTTCGAAGCGTCTCCATTGTATTTATCCATAAGGTTATTAATGTAATTCATTGCGACAAAATCTTGATATTCTTCTGCTACGTTTCTTGGGTCTATACCTGCTAAATCTGGTCTTCCTGCATCAATAGCAGCACTATTCCAAGTTCCCTGTTGGAATTGATATTTCCCAAACGCTTGTCCGCTTTCATTATATGCTTGTGGATTGCCACCGGATTCTTTCATTGCAATTTTCCTGCGAAGTAAATCACGTCCAGCAACATCATTTGTTATTTTTCCGTTGTCGGTACTAAGCAAAAACATAGAATTTTTGTTCTCGCCTATACCTCTAACTACCCCTACCATAGCTTGAGTCATTTCTTTTGTTGCGCCTTTAACATCACCTACTGCGGCCTTTGCTACTGCAGAAAATACATGTCCTAAAACTTCGCCTAAAATCATTGTGTTTTTAGCTATTTTTGCAATTTCGTCTGAAAACCATTGCATAAAAGTTTTAGTTTGAGTATCTTTAGATAAAATATGTAATTGAGTCATTAATTTTTTAATTGAGCTTGTAACATCATCGACAGTTTTAAATGCAGTTTGCATAAATATAATAAATTCAGGGATTAAGCCTTTTTTTTCAATACTTTTCCTTAAATCGACCATAAATTCGCCAAAAATTTCTTTTAGTCCTAATATTCCTTCTTTTAAAGCATCAAACGAATTTTTCAATGAATCGATCATACTTTGATATATAGGAGATTTTGAAAATTCTTGCCAAAAAATACTTAAATTATCTTTGCTTGTTAAAATTAATTTATTAAATTCTTTTGACCATTCAATAAGTTTAGCCCATATTGGCTGTAATGATCTTAAACTTTTACGTCCATCTAAATAGGCGTAAAAATCATCAATTAATAATACAGCTGTTGTTAGAGCTAATAATATTGGGTTCATTTTAAATGCTAATGTCAATGCTGTGATGGCACCTAAGACAAGTCGCAAACCTTTTGGGAATGCCATAAAAAATCTTTCTACGCCTGTAAATGCATCGTAAATAAATCTTCCTACATTGATAAATAAAGTAACAATCATAGATAATACTTTTGCTACTTTATTAGTCCATTCTGGCATTTTTTGAACTATCCACTCATTAAATCCTTGCATGCTTAATTTTATTTTGGCAAGTGGTTCAGATAAATATTTAATCAAGTAATAACTAATCCATTCAGCCGCATAACTAACTTCTAATTTAAGCCGTGTAAACTCAAATATAATACTTCTTATATATTTAAGTTGTTCGCCAGCATCACCCGGGGTTTTTATTTGATTCCCTTGATTGATCAATTGAAAATATTGTTGTCTAAGTTCAGGTATCCATGCAACATCTTCAACCGACTCACCCATGGCTTTTAATGTGACCTGTAAGTCTTTTGCTGAGTCTTTAGCCATCCACATACGAAGTGCAAATTTTTGATACTGCATATCTAGTTCGGCAGTTTCTTTTATAAGTGCTCCTGTAGCTCCTGTTATTGCAGTTAATACGCCCACAATTTCTGCTCCTGCGACTGCAAACTGTTTTGACATCCCAGAAGTTGTCTCGGTTACTGTTCTCCTTAAATCATTCATCGATTGAGTGGCTCTATTAAATTCGGCATCATTAACCGTAAAACCTAATGACACCAAATAACTTTTTATTACATCTAACATAAATTTACCTCCTTCCTTACAATATAGAGCGTATGACTCCTTGGATATTTGATAAATCAGTTGATGCAGATGTAGTCGTTAATGTAATATCAGCAAAATAAATAATCCAGTTTACGGATTGTCCTTCTGTAGCAAAAACTAAATCAGGAATCTTTAATAAACTGCCACCAGTACAACTATATAAAGTTGTCATGTTGTTATCTTGGATTGACATATTTATTTCAGTCCAAACTTTTTGGTCAATAGTAGGAGTCATTAAAAAACTTGCAAGTTGTAACAACCATCTATGTAATTCAGATGTTTGCTGTACTTGCAAGTTAACTATTCCGTTATTTCCATCTACCTTCAAAATAAATATACCGCCATCTGCCGCTGTATCATGTGTTGTTCGTTCTGTAAGCATAGATATACCAATTGATCCGATACCGCCATTATCTGTAGATATTGCGCCAGTGGACGGGTGTGAAATTGACGCTTTAATATTGCTAAAGCTGTATACTGTTGGGGTTATTCCAATTAAGCCTAATGTTTTTAACTTGTAATATAAACCACCTAAAACAGATGTAAAACTCAATTATCACACCCCCTGCTGTTGGCTTGCATTAAATCGTTTTTGATTTTCTGCTTTAACTGTTGCCATTTCATGCCAATCTAATAAATCATCTAAACTATATGTTCTATCCCACACTTCATGTTGTGCCCAATCTTTAGCCATTACAGGGGCGTAGAGGAATTCGTTGACATAGACACACCGGGCAGGTTGATATCCGCAAGGCTCGCTTTTAATTCCGTCAACGCCCCTCCTTCGAAAAAACCTTGTACATTAAACATAATTGCATTAATTACTAGTGGTAAAACAATCCCTAGATTTTTTTCGATATTCATAACGCCCCAACCACCATTACTACGAATTACTTGTGCTGGCCCTGCTGGCAAATCTTCATAACAAACGCTAAGACATTTTTTCATTAATGACTTAAATTCATTTTCTGTCATCATTTTTCTATTGTCTTGTGTTCCGCTTGGCATCATGCCTGAAACTTGTTTGTCAAGTCCCCATGGAAGCATTTGGCTCGCAATTTGATAAGTTATATATAAAGCAGTCATTGCATCAAATTTTTCAATTAAAAACTTCCTATCAGAAAGTGTAAGTTCTTTACATTCTTCACGAATCATTTTATATTCTCCTTATATTAAATAAGAGCGACATAAGCCGCCCTTAAAATTATGATGTTAACGTCTGGACATCTGCAGCCATTAGTACCCAAGTAACACGTTGACCTTGTGCTTGATATGGCTGATCCCCGATTTTTTGAGGTGAAACGCCTGTCAAAATATGAGTACGATTCATAGTCAAAGATTTAATAGTGATTGTAGTATCTGCCCAACTCGATGTACTGGCCGATACTAAATAATTAAACCAATCAATTAAATATTTTTGTAAATCAGATGTTTGTTGTACTTGAATTGTACAAGTTCCTGTATTATCAGCTATTTTACTAACCATAGGTGAACCATCGGCGGCAACGTTATGCACGGTACGTTCTGCAGCATAAGTAATTGACATTTCACCAATGCCTTGTCCAGTGAATGTATATGCTCCTATGCTTGGCTCAGACATTGTCCCTACAATATCGCTAAACGAATATGTAGATTTTCCCATTTATTTACCTCCTTAATTTAATGCATAAAAAAAGAACGTATTTTAACGCTCTTGCTTTGCAAAATTATATTTCTAATTGTAATTAACGATTTACATCTACCGTAATTAACACAAATTCTATAGCCCCAGCAAGTTTAATCGCAATATAAATATTTGGTGATTTTCTTGCGTCACGATCTGCTTGTGATTGACTAGCTACTGTATCAGCTTGAATTAAATAGCCCTTAGGTAAAACATCACCTGTAGCTAAATTTTTAACTGGTGCTGCATTCCAGATGCCCGGTGCAATAAATCCAATCGTTACATTGCTTTCGCATACAACGTTAAGTGCATGCACAATTTGGTTTACTCCTGCGTCAGTTTGTGCAATTTTACGGTTTTGAACTAACAAGTCCATAACAGTAAGCTGAATATCGTTTTGTAATTTATCTAAATTAATTAATTCATCAAAACTAGTCCCATTAGCCATGTGACCTTGTTCAAACAAGTTGTATTGGCTACCACGATTTATATACACATTTAAATTATTTTCCTTAAGTGTAGCTACTTGAGTAGTTGTGAGTGATTCAGTAGTTATCCCAACTTCTTGCTTATATGCAAGAGTATAGGTACTGTTTGCAGTGCCATCATTTGCACCCATGGCATAACCAGCAATTGATACAGTGGAAGGAACATAAGTTGTAGTACCTGTTGTGTCGGTCGCTCCATTTGCTACGCCGATTTTAAGCGTTGTCGCAACATTATTTGTCGCCCCATCCGTAACAACTACAGAAGATGACGCGCCAGTAGTGCCAGACGTAATAATATAATTTACTGTAGTTGGGTTAAATACCACGCTTACAGCCGAATATCCATCACCAATACTACGTATTTGGTATTGCATTTCAGTAGCAATATTTACACCAGACGTACAATTAGCTAATGTTAATACAATTGTTTTTGGTGTTACATCACCATCAACCGCGATTTTAAATGTTGAAGCTGTACCTCCACTAATATCAATAGCTGCGTTAACGTCACCGGTTTCATATCCTGCCGTAGCGTTTGCATATGTAGAATATTGGCCAAGAGAACGTTTGTAACTAAGTGCTTTCAGTGAAATACCTACATTTCCAGCCGCTCCACTAAGAGCATCAGCGTCATGCGTCGTATAAAAAAATGCGCTTGAAGGTGTTGTCGATTCAATGTATCCAGCAATTGCTAAAATGTCTGCTTTGGGGATTACGTTTGCAAAATTTAATAAATACCAATCTGAGTTCGCTAATCTGCACGCTTCTACGGCTTGTAGTGGCGTTTCTGATGCAGTTAAATCTTGACGGCCAATATAAACATAAGTTGGTACTAAACTTTGCGATAAAAATATACTTGCCGCAATATACTCAGGACTAGATAGCGGAAAACCATCTTCTATCATTTCTGTAGTACTTGTATATTTGCGTACTCTTTCTAAAGCCGGAATAACTGTTGATGTTCCGATAATTAATCCGAGGTTAAAGGCATTTCTTACCGCCGATAATGGAGATAAGTTAATCGTTACTTTGACGATTTCGTTTAAACTTAAAGTAGACAAGATATCACCTCTTTCTAAATTGTTGTAGTTTTCGTTATAATAACAGGCGTTGTAATTAAATTAGCCACATTATCAATTTTGATATATTCGTTGAATGTCGCTTGCATTGAAGTATGTTCCCACCATTGGTCTGCGCGTAATTCAGGAGAGCGAATAGGGGTTGATATTTCGGTTATAATATAAATGTTACTATTTGCTAACTGGTCATGTATGGATTGATTATATAAATTATTTCTTATTAGAAATGCATTATCGTATGAATTAGGACCGTATAAAGACCAATGTACCGTTAATACTCTCGTATAAGTCGTTGATAATGTTGTAGTTAAACTATTAATTGGTGTAGATGTTGTATCTCTAGGAATATTTAATGGATCATCAGCATCCCCAATCCGAATAAAAGTAACATCATCGTTAATCTTCCACGCAGGAGCACCACCAGTAGGCCATGCAATCCTAACTTTATTTGCATTTGCTTGGAGTGTTGGATCAAAACTAATCAACTTTTCAGTTACATTCCAAAATAAATCTTCTAATTCAGTTCGTTTTAGAAATATATCAGCCAACTAAGCCCCCTCCATCCGTGTTGCAAGTGCTTTCCAATATCCATAATCAACATAAGCCCATACTTTAACAATTTTATATCTCATTCCATGCCATTCTAATTGATCGCTTGTACCATCTTGACCATCTGAATCTGTATTTGTTGTTGATGATAAACGAGTTGTATATAATGGATATTCCGAACCGCTATAAAATGTCGTTGCACCACTTATTCTATCAGCTTCTGGTAGTATAATTAATTCTTCTGGCGTTGCTGCTGTAATTACTCCAGTATAAGTTAATGTGTTTTCTACCGTGACAGGGCGACCGCCTGACCATGTACATGTTTCACGATAGACTGTATATGTTTGGCTAAAATCTTCATCATAAATTAATTCTTCTACATTTATCATTTGTCAGCCACCACACTTGTTATAGAATTCATTAGGCTTGTCGTATCAATTAACGGTTTATCTGATCCCTTAGCTGCAATTGTAGATGGCGCATTTGGTGCCCAACCATTTTCAGGACTAATAAAGTTCTCTTTAACTTTTGTTGCCATTCGTAAGCCTAATTCTTCAAGTTTTGCTTTTCCTGTTTCAGGATTACCGCTTAGTATTAATTGACTAGCTTCTTTCATATAATCACCAATTAAATCTTTATTTTTTTTGATGACTGGTTCAATAATTGGTCGTGGTGGTATTTGCCATAATTCAGAACCATGCTCTTGAACATATAATTGATGCGCTTGTGAGTATGCCATGCCGCTATTTAAATTAGGTTGCATTTCTTGACGCATACTAACTGCCCGGGCACCATTTGTATGTATAAATGCAAGTTCAGCATTATTTATTTTATCGCCTTGGCGTGATGATTTTTCTTGTGGTATGCCAACGTATACGTCTGTTTTCATCAATTTAGCCATATCTGATTTTATTTTTTCTAATCCGGGGCCAGATGAAGTTACATTTACCATATGTAGCTACCGCCACGACCTAACAATTTACTAATTGAAGCAAACTGAGTGCCAAATATAGTTAACTTCCATTGGCACCATCCATCTAAATCATTGCCAATCAAACCGTGGTCATATCCAGCAGATACATCCCCAACACTTTTACTTGTAGCAAGACCTTTTGCTTTTCCTGCCGCTATAACTTGTGCTGCTGTACTATTCGCATTTGTTACTGATTGTAAATATAACGTAACAAAGTGAGCTACAAACCAACCCATACAGTTTTTCCAATAGCTATGATATCTTGCTTGTTTAACACATGCTGTTGCTAAATCTATATACATTTGAATAACCAATGGATCAACTAGATATGTTGTTGTAATATTTACTGTCCGAGGAGCATATGCTGGATAACTAGCATAAAAATCTGTTAATTCATATGTTGGGTTAGTACCGTCAATGATATTTGATGCTGTTGTGATAATATTTTGATTTTGTGAAGCGTCAGGCGTTCCGTAATATGAAGCCATAATTTATTCTCCTTTTTTAGGGCGTCCTGCTTTACGAGTAACTTCATCAATTGTTTTCTGTTTTTCTAATTCTTCCTCTAACTCTTTTACTTTTAATTGTAGCTTTTGATTTTCTTCTAATGCCTTTACAGCATCTTCATCTTTATGTTTGCTAGCAACATGAATAATTCCATCTTTTAATGCCGCTTGGAAATAATCTGTTTTTTCAACCCAATCAGGCACATCATTAAATCCAATATTTACATTAACCTTTTGTAATACGCCGTGACTATTTTTTTCTCCACGGTCAAACGCTAAACATCTATCTGCTAAAACACTAATCATATATTTTCCTCCTAAAAAATTAAGGATGACAATTAAGCCATCCTTATAACAATCATTTATTCTATTTTAATTATTTACATTAAATTCCATCGTAGTAAGCACACGCTGTAGGTGCGAGAATTTTAGTTTGTGAGAACTGCCCAGCGTATAGTGTTTCGTAACTTCCTTGAGAAGTATTAGTGCCTTGCGTAACGCGACTTAAAGGTACAGGCAAATCAATATTAACGCGTTTAGGTAGTTTTACATATGCTACCATACGATTTGTACCACCAACACCCGGTTTAGTTACGCCGGTATTATCTCCGCACCATCTTGAAGGAAAAATTTCAAATTTTCTTCCTTGTGCCGTTGCAACATTATATTTAAGAACATATTCTAAAATGCTGCTACAACCTGCAATAGTAGCTGGTGCATTTGTAATATACATAAAGTTTTGAGGGTCAATCAAAACGTGATTTGCCATACCATCTAAATCATATTCACTTTGCGCCCATGTAGTATTAATAGCTGTATTAATATCTGCCATAATTTCTAACGGGGTTTTTTGTGTCCATAAGCGAGAAGTACCGGCTTGATTTAATGCTGCGTTTGTTGCAGTTATTAATGGATTATTTACAAGTCCATATGTCCCTGTTTTAGAAATACCAACATATACGTTACGATCAAGCATTTTATTAAAATTTAAACGTATACCATCGTCAAGGAGTTGACTTAATGATTTACCAATTTGTTGTAATTTTAAATCGTCATAAATTGGAATTTTAAGATTTTCCATGAATGTATGCACTTTAAATACATCTTTACTGATATTTGCCGTAGAAACTGGAATATTGTTTGTTTCGCCTGCACCGATAGCGTCCTCGTCAGAACCAGTGGTTGCATAATGAACAAATACGTTTGATGTAATATCAACCCATCCGCCACCTGCAATCATATCAATATCACGTGGTGCTGTAATGTTTGTCATTGGTGCTAATAATCTAGGGTCTTGCTTTTCGAGTTCACCTACTAAAAACGCCATACCTGTACCAGTACCGCCACTAGCATCATGAACTTGGCTAAATGCGCCCATTGAAGGGACGATAATACCTTGGCTTTTTGCTGCTGCGATTGCATCCATAACTTGTGATTGTGTAACTTTACCCATTTATTTATCCTCCTCTTACGCGTTTAACTGCGTTAACAATACTACTTCGGCAATCCCTGTCGCGGAATCAATTTTGCCAGATGTAAATTTTGCACCAGTTACAGCAATAACAGTTGCTCCATCAGTTGCTGTGCCTGCTGCTTCTGCCGTAAAGTCACCGACTGCAAGCGCAGTACCTGCTACAGTAACAATACCTAGTTGACCATTTGCTACAGGTGTACCAGATTGTACAATAACTGTAGTTGTCCCCATTTGTAATACATCACAAGGACGCCCCGGTTCATAACTACCAGTCGTTGTATTTGCTCCGTAGCCATAAGTCATGCCTTGTTTAACTTCGGACACTGCGATACCTGCAAAATTTGCCATAGTAGACGCGGATACTCCTGAACCACTTGCACCAAATTTTGAATATGTATTATCTGTATTTGTCAACACGGCAGTACCAAATGGAATCACTGGTTGTGTTTCGGCTCCGTTACCATCTAAAATTGACTTTACCATACGAGCATTAATTTTATTGTACGGATTACGAGATACCTTACCTGCAAATCCTAGCCCTAAATTTCTTCCAATTACACTTACTGGCATAATTATTTATCCCCCTTTGATAATGTTTTACCGTAATTTGCCCATGCTGTTGCGGCATCAGTTGCTTTATATAAATTACTTGCTACTGGCATTGTTGCTTTATCTTGCGCTGCTTTACGTGATGCATTTGCGTTTTTAATAATTTGAGAATAACCATTTTGTCCTGTAGTACGACTATCGCGAACTGTTTTTACAAATTCTTTAGCGACTGCATCACGCACAATTTTATCTTTAATATTCATAATAATAGGTTTCATATCTTTGACAATTTTTTTAACTGCTTCTTCATCATTAGCAAAAACATGTTCTTCTGTTTTATTTTCTTTTTCAGCTTCTTGTACTTCTGGAGTTTCGTTAATTTCATCTTCCAAAGTTTCTTCTTTTTCTGGTTTTCCTAAATCTTCTTCCAATTCATCCATTATCTCTTTAGCCCCGGCTTCTTCGTGTACTTTTTTGTCGGATTCTACAAGAGCTTGAATAATTGTAGCTAATTTGTCGATTTTTGCATTAACCTCTACCAATGGGTCAACTTTCTGCTCAGGTTCTTGATTTTGAATATCCATATCGTTATCCTTTACAACTGTAGTTTTTTGTGGTGCTTCTTCACCACCCATAGCGTCCATTGCTTTAGCAATTTCGTCTGGTTCGGCATCAGCGGCAAAATGTTTAAATCCTAATGCCGTTAACATTTTCTTTGTAATTGTCATTTTCTTTCCTCCAATATTTTTTTTAATTTCCGGACTAGAATCTTTAATTGCGACTGAATGGCCTGCTCGCCCTGAACTTACGACAGCAACATGGTTACCAACAATATTTATTTGTTCAACCTTACCGTCTTCATTCATACGCCAACCTGCATCATATCCGCACGAAACCTCACGTTTATTGTTGTTTTCAATCTGATTAATTAGTCCGTTATCGGTTATATATAAGTCTCCAACTAAAAAAACGCCAGCGGGATGAACATTTTGTACATGTCCACGCCCTACAACTGACGCTGTATCAACTGTTAAATTGTTAGTTGGATGATTATCTGTAATTGGTTTACCTTCGAAACTTGCAATAGTTTCTTTTGAAAATAAATTGTCAGCAGTTCTAAACACATGAATAATGTCATTTGCTGGTAAATTAAATTCTTGTGGCAACTCACTGCCTAGATAATCCATTGTTCCAGTACGCCCTAGGTTTACATTCTTACATATCAAATATCCTTCGGGAGTTTTAACCATGTTAGGAGATATTTTATCGCCATAATATAGCAGCATTTAATCACCCCTATTAGATTTCTTCAAATTCAATAGTGTAACCAAATGTACCACCGGTTGGAACTGCTTCACCATTTAAATTAATTGCTAAACCTTCCGCTACACCATGCAAGTAAATTGCTTTATCATTACGATTTGCAAAATCAAAAACAACTGTTCCTGCCGCTCCAGCTACACCAAAATTTAATGTTTGTGAAGATAACGCTACTCCTGCACCTAAAGCAGATGGGTTTGCGGTATATAATTTAGGTACTGCTGTTGCTGCCGCATCTAAACTATCAAACTGTGCAATACTAGGAGCTGTTGAAGTTCCTGTTGTATTTACTGCTGTACGTTTAATAAGTGATACGTTCATGCTGCCTGCTGTTGTTGCAAGTCCTGATACTGTTACCCTTTTAATTTTTACTGTTTTTGTTGCTGAACCATTTAAAATTACAACATCGGTTGGTGTTGCTGCCGGGGTATTTGCCACACCAGCTACTCCATATGTTGCATAAATTCCCTCCGTGCTAGTTTTACTACCAGCCGAAGTCATTACGTTTAAATCTATTGCCATTTTCTTTCCTCCTCTAAATTACTACATTTCTTGTAGTCCCAATTGTAAAATATAAATGTGTACCATCGAATTCAAATGCCCCTGTATTTTGCCCTGCGGCAACTTGTCCAGCCGGAACTAAAGCCGATGATCTAAGTTTTATGCTACCCATAGGTAAACCAATAGGTCCTAATCCACCATTTAACGTAGATGCACCACCAACGCCTGTACTTGTGTATAAAATAGCAACATGTACAAGTATTCCTGCACCTGTAAATGCTGGTGATGCTGTAGTAGTAACTGTAGCATTAACAACTGTTACTGTTCCAGATGATGTAGTATTTAAAGCTGGCACGGTAGATGTTACCATACTCACCATTGCAATAGTGGCACTTGCTGTATTTGCAACTGTTACTTGGCCAATGATTTGATCTGACGTGTGAGTAAACGAAATAGATCCGCCAATAGCTAAGCAAACATTGTCAGGATTATTGACTTTAAAGCTAACTCTATTTGCAATAAAACTGCCTGCTGCTCCTGTAGTGCTATAAAAACATCTTGCACTAGCTCCACTAGTAGAAACATTACAAGTACCATCTTCAAAATAAAGTTTTGAACTTGTATTTGTGTTTGTCCAATTTATTGCATCACCAGAACCAGAATTAACACTAGAACCGCCAAGTATCTGTAAATTCTGTGCTCCTGTACCGGAAAACGATAATGTAGTTCCTGCCGTAGATTGCAAAATAATTCCGTCAACAATAACTGTACCCGAAAAATTAGCAACATGATTACCGGTAATATATACCCCAAACTTTACAGGTGATGTAATATATACGCCTGCTTTAAATGTAATATTTTCTACATATGTACCCGGAAAAGCAAAAATTGTTGTTCCTGAACTTGCTACAGTAATAGCTTTACTAATAGTTAAATAAGGTAAATTTGCGCTACCATCACCAGTAGTGTCATTACCATTTTTACCGACATATAAATAATTGTCTGGTTTTACCATTCCTGCACCACTTGCCATATATGCAAGTATTTCTGCGATATTCACTACACCACCATCATTTCTAATCATTTGTCCAGTCATGGGCTCATAATTGTTTATATTTATCGTCATAGTTTCTCCTTTCTATTAAATTAACAGGACATTAACCTGCTGTAGATTGGATCACCTCCTTTATTTAGGAATATGATAATTATCAATTGCTTTATCTGTATGCCACGACTTGCCAGCAGACTTCATTGCAATAGTAACTGCTTGTTTTTGAGAATGACCAGACTTAACTAGCTCTGATATATTCTCAGAAATTACTTTTTGTGAAGAACCTTTTTCCAACGGCATCTTAATCCCTCCTTATGTAGTTATTAAAATACTTTGTTGCTCTTCCAAAATTATGATTACATATTGGACAATGATGTTCTCCTGTCATAAATATTGCAAATAATCTAAATGGAACATATATAAATAAAAAATATCCCTGCGTGATTGCAGAGATAATAAATAATGCTATATAACTAAGTTGTATTGATTGTTTGTAGATTGGGGTAACGTCTGTTTCACATTGTGGGCATTTCATACCTTTGACATCTCCTTGCATAGCAAATTTAAACACAACGGAATAAGTCCATCCCATGCAACATTTTTATTGTTAATATCCATAATATTTTCACCTGCTATATGATGCCATCTTATTAAACCTTCGTTGTCAGTATCATCTTTATGCATAAAGTAAATATCGACTTGTGGCAATATAATACCAAATATATGATTTTCACAATCTGGAAGGATCTGCGTCATTAATTTAATCATACGTGTATCTTTCAGTAATGGTGATCCAACTTCTTCTGCCCATTCGCGAATCATACAATTCTCAGGAGATTCGTTTTTTTCAATATGTCCACCAACCCCAGATAATAATCCTTTGCTTGGCTCATTATTACGTTTAATCAATAATGTATACATGAAATTACTATCAACTGTTATTGCTTGTGTATATCGTGTCATCACATAATCTCCTTTTGGGCAAAATAAAAAGAACACCTAAATATAAGTGTTCTTTGGTATCGTATTAAATTAAAGTTTTGCGTTACATATAGGACATACGCAATCTTCACTACTTCTAAACATGCCACATAATAGTTTGTATGCTAAATAAATAACAAGGAATATACCACCACTTAATAACGTTAGTGCTATTACTAGCAACCAGTTTACACCTTTGCGTCGCGATATAGGTCTAACTTGTCGTTGACAGTATGGGCAGTATTTCATGATTCATACCATTTGCATTTATTACTATCTATAGAATATTTTTCGCATTTATGTAATCCTTTATCATCTAAAGTGCATTTATTGCAATGTATCCTATCTATTTCCCCTTTGGAATTTATAGTAGGACAACACTCAGGGATACAAGTTATTTCGTAAGTGGTAGTTGAGGTTTGTCGAAAATCAGTACATCTATATAAAAGTTTCGGGTTACTATCGTATCTATAAATATCATTAGGTTTTAGTATATCTCCAATGCTTGGATTAATAGGTATCCATTTATCGTTCCTTGATATTTCAATCATCTATAGCACCTCTTTTGACAATATTTGCAGTATTTCATGATTTACGATCCGCAATTATGGAGTCAATCATTAATGATAATTCTTTAATTTTATCAAAATCTTTTTTATCTACTGCGCTCCAATATTCCAAAAATATATCTGCATTTTCTTTACCATAAAAAGATATGTCGGTTACATATTTATAGTTTTTATAGTCATCAGCAAATTTAGTTCTAAAACTATCTTGTGGCGATTCTGGTAGTGGCATCCAGTGAGTTACACGATTTACACTAAATTCTGCTGGGCAATCTGATATTGCACTAAGCATAAATTTTTGTTTATCTTTTATAAAAAAACATATCCATATATTTTTATAATCATCATCACATATAATTACTCGTTGACTATCTTCTGGTAATCTATCCTTCATGCTAATCCAATCCATTATTTTGTTACCTCCAAAGATATTTTAATATGTTGAGGTAATGGCATAAATTCTATAGTAACTTCTTTCCTATCATTAATATAAGTTTTTGTTTTGTATCTTTTTTTTACTTCAAATTTATCTAATACTTTTTTTACTTCTATTTTTATATCTTCTATAGTAGTTGCTGAGTTTTTGTTTTTTTTACTTACTACTTTGTTTATTTGCTTGTTTAGTTGATCGTTTAGTTGTATATATATATTTGCTAAATCATCCATCATAACACCGCCTTATCAGCAGTTAGTTTGTTATTCATACGTATTTCAAATAAAGCGTCTTCTAATTCGTTTATGCGCTGTTTATCATTTTCAATAATTTTATATGCCAAGTCTCTTTCATCTATTAATCTATTTAACCTAACTAGATGATCTAATTCCATTTCTTCAATTTCTTTTCGCAATTTTCTATTTGTTTTTAAAGCATTAAACATCACAACACCGCCTTATCAGCAGATACATAACTTATAGGCGTATTATGTATATTTTGCGCTATAATTTTATTGCATTTTTTACAAAACCAATATTCTCTTGTTTCACCATATATATTATATAGTATTTTATATTGATTGGAGCAATAAATTAAATTATTTTCTGCTTTATCCCATTGATGTAAACAAAACAATGATTTAATAAATCTCATTATTCATAACACCGCCTTTGGTAAAACAATCAAATCAATTGCTCTATCATAAAAATATGGTTTATTATAACCATCAGCTAAATCAAACATTCTTTGTATTGTTTGATCGGAAGGTGAAAGTGTAATATTTTTCATAAACTTTTTATATTCTTCTCTGAATTTTATTCCAAATTCTTCTTCATTTAATCTAAAATATGGTTTTTTATCCATTTATAACACCGCCTTGTCAATACGCTTTGGTGTAATCTGCATAATGTTTCCATAATTATCTACTATTACATATTTATTAATTGACTTATATTTTTGGCGTAGATTAAATTGCAAATGTTTAATATCTTCATCATTATTGTTTTTTCTTTTTGTTTGTATTTCTATATAATCGCCACGATCTGTTATGCTAATCCAATCCATTATGATTGCACCACCTTTAATTACCAAATCCAAATATAATTCTTATATTTTTCTCATCTTCCTTAACGTAGTTTAATAATTTACATATATTATTCCAAAAACAGTCACTAATAAATTCAATCTCTTTTTTATATTTAAATAATTCATCTAGTGTATACCAATTAATAGAATGAATATTACAATCGTTATAGAAAGCGTCTCGAACATATTCGCAACAATCATCTGGCAAATATCTGCATTCTACAATAGGTTTTATATTATTTTTATTTCTAACGTCAGCTAGTAAAGCAAATAGGTCGTAATTACGACCATCATATACGCAATATTCAAATTGTCCATCTTTAACAAGTTCCCACTTATCGTTTTTATTTACTTCTGCATACATTTCTATGTCGCAACCCATTTACTTGTCTCCCCTTTCTATTAAACATTTATAACACTGCCTTGTCATAATCTAATTTCTCACCGCAAAATGGACAATATTTAATACCATGAATGCCCTCATTGTCATCACTATCACTACGAATAAACCATTCTTGTTTAATGTTATCCCATTCTGGTTCGGTATCATCAACATATTTGCGTTCTTTACAATCGTGGTATTTGTACATCATAACACCGCCTTAGTATTATTTGCCTTATATAATGTGGCAGGAGACAGGCTATCATATTATATGAAAAATAGTAGAAATATTACTATGTGGTAAATGAGGTATCCATCCTTTTCTGTCTCTTTTAGCAGAATTACATTTTTGGCAACAAGGAACTAAATTTGCTGGGAAATGAGTTCCATTTCTATTTAAAGGTATTACATGATCTATAGTTATTTTTTCGGCACTTCCACAATAAGCACATCTATTCCCATAAAGAGAAAATTTAGCTTCTAACTGTTTACGATTAAAACTACCTTTTGTATTTTTATATTTTTTTAATCGCTTATAAGCTTTTAATATGTATTTTTCTCTGTTTTTCTGATATTCCCTTTTACGATTTTCTTTACGATTTTCTTTATAAATTTCAGGATTTTCTAACGATTTTCTTTTGTAATACTCTTTTGCCCTTATCTTTTCTTTTTCATGAAATTTTTCATCGGTTTTAATTCTCAATCTATAATATTCAATATAATATTTTGCTCTTTTACCTGATTTATTTCTTTTTGTATCGTTTTCTTTTGTACAATCTTTACACATATTTTGTAATCCATCAGGTTTGCTTTTATTTTTATAAAATAAAGATATACCTTTTATTTTCTTACATTGAACACATCTTTTAAATTGTTCCATAACAAAACCACTCCTCTGTCAGTAGTATTTTTCTCTGAATATTAAATTGTTATTTTAAATGGGAAGACGTTCAGAGTTCGTCTTGTCGCGCCGGGCAATTACTCCGGGGCTATCCCATATTTACATTATACGCTTAAATTCCGCTTTTGTCATCATTACAATTTTATTATTGTAATATACTTTGTGTGGCCAAGATATTTCGTTAATATCAAATACTACGGATGCAAAACACCTACAGTTAAATATTTCGCCTGCGTTGTAGTGTCCGTATGACTTTTTTTCACCTGCTAATTTCTCAGGATCAGGCGGATCATTGTAATTAACTAGAACCCCTTGCATGTGCTTGTGAGAACTTCTTACACGTTGATCTTGAACACTAGACCATATATACCAATTAAAGCCTAATCGTTCTGCTCTAGACTGTACTAATTCTGATGATGCTTTAGCAGATTCTGTTCTAGCTATCAATTGAGCCTTAGCCTTAGTCATATGTGGAAATAACTTTTTTAGCTCGTCAGCTATCTCCTCAGGTCTTCTGCCTGCGATTTGCGCGCTAGACACATGTTTAACCATTCGTTCAGCCATATCAATAGGTGCTGATTTAATATAATGTACATTCCTATCAAGTAAACTTTGAAATGTTTTATCGTTATCTGTTTCATTTTTTAATAGTTCAAATATTTTTCTGCCATGTGATGATTTTTGCGCAGCTTGCCGCCATGATTTGCCAGTATCTTTTCTAGTCATCGTTATCATTTTATAAGCTGCTGTTGTAGCAAAATCTTTAAACCAATCTGATTTAATTATTTTATTTGTTAATCTTATAATTACATCACGTTTACGAGAGGTTATTATTTGAGTACTAAATTGATTAAATAGGTTCGTTAGTAATTTCTGGTAGTCCGTTTCTATTCTGCGTTGGGGTTTCCAATCCATAATCTTCACCTACTAATTCTGTTTCCGGTTTTAAAGTAATATCATTGCTTGCAGCTTCAACTATTTCATTAGTTACGCTACTAAACATATTAGTAGTATACGACAATTCTTGTAATTCTTTTAATGCCATTTGCTGACTTATTATACCAGAATCATATGCTTGATATATACAAGTTGTTTTCTTTGCTACAATATCGGCCATTTTATCCTCTGTAGGTGTTTGTATTGCATTAAATCTAATCCCTAAATCATCTGGAACTTGTCCAAACTCAGACATAAACATAACAGGTAGTAATTTATTTATTATTGGTTTTAATTGTGATTCTTGGCGTTGTGATACCATATCATAATAGTTTTGCAAGTCTGATTCGCCAGTTGCATTCATTCCGGCTGGTGCTCGCCCAAATAGTTTAGTTACTGGAATTTCTGCTGCTCCTGCTATATCTAGCATTTGACTTTCATATATATCATTAAGCCCTGCAAAAGTATAATTCATTGCAGTTACTTCATCGTTATTACCTATAATCATCATGCCATTATTATTACGCATTTGGTTTTGCGCTGATTTTACAGCATAAAAGTCTCGTTGCACGTCTGGATCAGTTGCCGCTATTATTTGGTCAAAGTCACTAACCTTATTAACAATCAAATTCGCTTGGAATACTAGGCTTGCAATATTCCAAGATGTATTGTCACGTTTTGCAAGTTCATCAAATACATGCTCTAATTGTGATGCACCCCAACCAATTTCCGACATGTTTTCCCAGTATGGCAATCTACGTCCACAAAATCGCAATACACGGCTATGATGTACTCTAACCGTTGCATTGTCTTTAGTAACATCACGCACTTCATACCATATAGGTAATCCAAATTCAGGGTCTCTAATATCTTCAATGCGTTCAATTCCCGGACATACACCAGACCATCTATCAACAATTAACAATCCACAATAGCTATTTGGCATTATATTATCAAGTTCAAGTGGCTGATCTAATAAATCCTCTTCGCCAGCAATCATTATAATAGCAGCAGCACCGCCGTATAAATCGCCCCAGCACAAACCTTCATTGATTTTGTCTTTTGTGCAGGTTCGCTGTTCTAGGTCATTATATCGGTCAGTAATTTCAGGTTTTAGGTCTGCTGTAATTGAAAACCAGTTCTTAACCATATCGCCCGGGATTGTTTCAATTATCTTTTTACCTATCCAAGAATTACGATAAAGTGTGTTAAGCAAATTATAATTTCTCGTGAGTCGGGTTAGTGTGTAATCCGTTGCGCCCATCATTCCCGGCTGGTCCATGCCCAATCGCCCTAAGACGTTAGAAAATGAATCTTGTGTAGATTTTCTTCTTTCGGTAGATTGTTTCGTAGTAGGCTGCCTTTTGACAGCTTGCTTTTTCTTGCTCATTAGGCAGTCCTCCTGTTTTAATTATTGTTTAATATTTCGGTAAAATAATCTCTAACTTCACGTAGTGTATATGATTCTACGCAATTTCTTCCGTTATCAGCAATATAGGGATTTTTAATAGCATACATTATATGTTCTTTTGTCATGTCGTCTAATACAGGAGTAATCCTATCAAGTTCAAATATTCTATAAATATCATCTTTATTAACATCAGCAAGACTATTAACACGTTCCCATTTATTTGTTTCAGTATTTAATACTTCGGTTATTTTTGTTGGTTTATATTTTAAATTTTTCATATCATAATATGGTTGATTAATTTCAATCATATCAACTTTACCATCATAGGTATGATTGAATGTATTTTTAAATTGTTCTTCGTTCATAAACGTAGTAGTAGTTATTTTCTTTTCTTTATCTGATCCTGTCGCAACCTGCATATAGCAAACACCATCAACTATTATCTTATCGGCAAACATTAATTTAAAATCACGATTATCCATAATGTAACACTCCTTTATATTCTGTATGACTTAACGACTGTTTTGCAGAAATAACGCAAATCATCTGGCCCGTGGTCATTTTCTTTAATAGGTTTTTCAACTCCGCGCTCAGATGCTTTTTCATCCCAAAGGTAAGAGTTTAATTCTCTAATTAAATTAGGGCATTTTGTTTTATTTATAAATAACTTACCAGCTTGAAACATTGTAGCAACAAGTCTAATTCCGTTTAGTACTTCATTGTCTGCATTAATTAGGTCATCTGCTTCGCGTGGTTTTAAACTTCTCTTTCTCAATTCAGCTTTAAAACTTGATGCACTTGGATCAATGATTATACCTAAATATCTTTTGTTATCAATAAAGTTATGTAAATCATCGGCATATTCTCTATCAGCTTTTTGTTTCTTTTCTTTTTTAGAATCATAATAAAATTCATCTTCGACATAATAGATAGTGTTTCGCTCAATCGTCTGCTCAATATATTCATGACAAGAGAAAGGATTAACTGTACCATAATCTATTGAATAATACCGTTTGTACAATAAATTGTAATCAGGGCCGCCTTGTCCATCTTCATATTGATTATCAGCACCAAACATATCATAAATAAGACCTTCTGCATTTTTGCGAAGGCCTAGTATATCACGTTGATACCATATTGATTTTTTATTGTATGTACTTAATATCTGTTTTACTTTTTCATCTGATAATGACAAGTTATTAAATATAGTTAAATGTGCGTAATTGTAACCATATTGAGGATTCTTTATTTTATTTTGTTCTTGTAGATTTTGGATTTCATACCACCAATGTAATTCACCTTTAGGATTTAAATCAAAAAACAACTTTCTACGTGAACTTGCCATTGTTCTATCAAACATTTCTTTAACAAATTCTTCATCACATTCATTAACTTCTGAGCAAGCTACCATGCCTATCGAAAGTCCTTTAATCATTTTGGCACTTCCGGCCTTGGCTCCCCCTGCAATCAATACTATCTTTTCGCCTGTTTTCGTTTGAACGTAAAGTGCATCTTTATCGTTATATTTACCTTCTCGGCATTTGCCTTTGAAATATGCTTTAATGCCAAAATCGTTACTATCTAGCAAGTTTAATCGTGCCATTGCATTACTAACGCCTGCTGCTAGATGTAATTTATCTGGATGTGTTTCTAGATTTGCACAAAACGCAATAACATTCAGTACATTTTTGCCCGATCTTTTGCTTAACCGCCCTCGAGCACATTACACCAGTTATTATGTTTTAAAGACTCTTTTATGTATGTAGATTGTGTTTCTGTGAATGGTGCATAATTAGCCAAGGGCGAAATCACCTCCAGAATTATCAACACTATGAAGTGGTGAAAATTCCCCAAAATATAAAAGTTCAGCTTCTTGTCTAGCTTTTATTGCATCTTCTTTATTATTAAAACGTCCTAAATGAATTGTTTTATAATTAAAGCCAATAGTAGCAGACCATTTATTTCGTTTATTATCACGGCTTACGCCTTTAAATCCTGATTTGTTTGTTGATTTTATACGAGAATTCATAATGTTTTGCTGATTGGTTGCTTCTCGTAAATTACATTTTCTATTATCTAGTTTATTGTGATTAATATGGTCAACAAAATTTTCAACAGGCAAAATAAAACGATGCATCAAAATTGGATTACCATCATTTGTTTTATTTGTCATTATATAATCGCCATTAAAAACCCATCTATATTCTATTATCTTATCAACATCATCTAAATCTATAATGGTACGGCATTTTTCATTATTGTTATTATCAACAATTACAACTTCTGCATGTTCAGCATATTTAATAATTGTATTTGAACCTTTATAAAAATTACTGCTGCATGTTACTTTTCTAATTTCATTATTGTAACAACCACAAGAACGAGTAAATGATCTTCGCAATGAATATAAATCTGCATCCATCTCATTACCACAATCGCACTTGCAATGAACTCTACGCTTGCCTTTGTTTTTTATTGGAACTTCATACATGACTTTTAATCTGCCATATTTATTTCCAATATAATTATTTATATTAATTAATCTGCTCATTTAAATCACTGCCTTTAAAATAAAATAAGTTCCGATAAATTATTCTTATCAGAACTTATTTTTATAGAGTTTATAAGGTTTTAGATGATTACTACTCTTTTTGTATTATATTTTAAATACAAATTGTATATTTAGAGGTATTATGCGTTATTTATGCATTAGTATTTTAACTAGAAGTATAATACTAATTGTATTAGCAATTCCAGTAATTGTATTACTATAAAGTATTATATAATTCATAGTTTCTGTGCTCACAATAACACCTATCCCTTTTGTTCTTCTAATTTTCTTATCGTGTCTTCTTGACGTTCAATCCACGATTCTTGATCTTTAATATGATAAAGCAAACCTTTGTTTGCTGATCTTAAATTAGATATGACTAAATTTTGTTCTTCCATACATTTAGATGCACGATTCAGTCTATTTATTGCTGCGTTTTGTATCTCTGTATATTCTTTTGCTAACTGCTTATTCTCTAGTTTTAACAACTCTATTTCTTTATCTCTTGTAAACCAAAGCATATTATCGCCTACTTTAACATTATTTATATTCTGTGTATCATACATGATTTTAGGCATTGGTGGTCTTGGTGGAATCTTTCTAGGATTACCACATCTCACACATAAATCAACTGCACTATAATTATAATCTATTACCGACATTTGCTTGCCGCATTTATCGCATGTCCATTTTGCAACTATAACGCCCATTAAATCGCCTACTTTAAATATTTATTCACACATTTCTATTTCTTTATCTCTTGTAAACCAAAGCATGTTATCACCTTTCAATATCTATTCCTTGCGTTCTTTCATTAGCTTTAATAATTCTTCTAATGTCGGTGCAAGCAATCGGCAAAAACCTGTTGGCGTATTTGGATACCAATGCAGCTCCCATATTTCATTAGTATCTATTGCTCGTTGTTTTTGTTCTTCATTCTTCCATTCATCATCATAACAAGAAATAAAATCCAGCCATTCTTTAACTGTAATATAACTATCTTTATGCTCATTATGAGATAAAGTCAAAGAGCATTTATGCTTCGGTAAATCATCTAATGTAAACATATTTACACCATCCTAAATATTTATTCACACATTTTTATTAAAACCCGTTTATTTTAGCACTTTTATGTATATTATGCATTAATATTGTATTTTTATTTAATAGCTAACTTTGCAGTTGCCAAGCTACTTCTTCTACATTACAAAGAATATTGTAAAAATTACCATTAACTAAAGTAATACACGTTTGTGTTTGCTCATTTCCTTTGGTTGCTACAAACTCAACTATATGTTCTATATTAAAGTATCTTTCTTTGTTATCTTCTACTGTAATAAACTTAACTATTTTCATCTGTATTACCTCTTAACTTTTTTTCGATAAATTCCCAACAAGTAACAGCAATAATTACTAATGCTAAATGTACGTACCAGTATTCGATAATCCATTCCATTCTCGTCATATGTATAGCGTTATAAAAAAACAATTCCATATTAATCATCCTCGCTTCTAAAATCTTGCATCAATCTATCTTTTGAAGGATTATTTAGCATATCAGCCAATATAAGCATCTTTTTGTTTGTTTCTTCTATTACATTAACACCATTACCATTTTTAACTTCTATAATAGAAAGTTTTTTCCGTTCAATTTCCAAACATTGCTCTTGATACCATTTCTTATTTTTAAACTCAGGAAACATTCCTTTTATATCAAACAGTAACTTAATCGCTGTAGTATCGCCTATCTTACATTTACGCATTAAGGCTTTCCATACATCCGGCAAATCTGAGTTAGTATATTTATCAACAATGTTGTTTATGTAATTTATATATCGTTCATCTTTCATCCACCGATAAAAATTCCTCTCCGTCAGTCCTGCATCTTTAATCTTTTCGCCTTTAGTTCTTCTATCAGCAGGATCGGCAAGCATCTCTGCCATTGCTATTAATTGCGCGCTAGGCATCCATTCTCTGACGGTTTGTGCACTCTTTTTTGTTTTCTTTTTAGTGGTTTTCTTTTTCTTTTCCATAACACCACCTACTCGCTTTTTAACTTAAATATATCTGGAACATCTTTATTAAAATCATTCCAATTTATACCATATTCTTTTAATATTATTTCAAAGTCTTCTATATCATGTGGTTTTATTTTTAATCCCCTATAACCAATTTCTATATGCTTTAATTCATGTATCATCAAAATTTTCTTTTGATTTTCAGTCATGTAAGACATATTAGGTTCATAAAAAGTTACTATAAAATCAAATGGTAAATATGCCATATAAGAACTTGTTACTTTCCTACAATCTGCTGCTACCGTTCTACCATCTTTCTTTTTAGCTTCATAACTAATGACATATCCAATTCTTATTTCAAATTCATCTATAAAGTTTAATTCCTGAACATGTGAAATAACCTTTTCTCCTAGCTCTTGCATTTCTTTAGAAGGTTCATATTCTATAATATCTAGTTGTTTAGCATATTCAATAATTAATTCTCTTTTGCGCTGTCTATCTTCTGTTATGCCTATTTTGCATAAAGCATTCAGGGCATTACATTCTATTTTTAATCGATTGCATTCTTCGATTAGTTCGCATTTATCGCAAAATTCATCTCTTGACACATCCCCCACCTACTTTACTCCTATGTTACTTTTGTTACTTTATATTAATTGTTATCGTTGTAAATACTAGTACTATTGTAAATCCAATTATATTATCTATATCCATTATCCACCTGTATATCTATCTAATCCGTTCTTAACTTCTGTTTCTTTTAACGAGCACATCTTACGTACTGCTACAAACTGTGCTTGCCAGCCTTCCAGCTCCGCTTCTGCTACTAAAAATATCGCATTTGCTTGTTCTAGCTCATCCTGTGCCGTTATTACACTTTCATCTATTTCTGCTAAAGCATTTTGCATTGTCGCTGTCTTTGCGCTTGCATTCTTTATTTTAGCTTTTGCTAGTAACCTTTTGTATTTGGTCTGTGCTATTGATGCGTTGGCTTTGTATTTGGCTACTATATCTATTATCTTTGAAATATTGTTAGCGCATGTTGACAATGATTGATTTAATTGTAATTGTGTAGGGTTTTCTGGTATTTCAAATTTATCCATCTATATCAGCATCCTTCCAATAATCAGGATATATCTTGCTTAAATATGTAACGCATTGTCGCTTTATTTCTTTACTATTATCGCCAAAATGCCTGTCTTGATGGTGCTTGTAACATAATGATATTCCTTCTTGTATCACATCGTTCTTTAATCCATTACGTTTTTCATGATGAAACTTTTCATCATCATCTATATTATTATAACAACCATCAATAATACATTTATAGTTATCTCTTTCGTGTATTTCATCATTAAGTATTGATATTGCTTTGCCTTTTAATCTTGTGATATTTAACTTTTGTAGCATATTTAACCTCTTTTTATTTTTTGAAAAAAGTTTATAAAATCATGTTGACATTATTGTTTTGATATGTTATACTTAAATCAAGTTAAAAGATACAGCGACAGCTTGAAAAGAAGCGGCTGATAAAAGGAGTTTTTTAAAAATGAGATATGTAAATAAAACAAATTTTAAAATTTCATTTGAGGTCAGCGACAATGATTTTACTTTATCTCCTGATTGTGAAATTGAGTTAGAAGAAAATGAATACCCTGAAAACATCATCGTTTATAATGATGGAGATTGCGAAGTGTTTATTTCAAACGAATATAACGGTAAAAAAGACATTTATATTAACAACTAAGGAGATTACCTATATGCAAACTAAATCAACTCATGGCGGTAAACGCGCCAACTCAGGCAGAAAAAAACAAGCTCCACCCGATGCAACTAGGCATTTTATATTAGTTACACCAGATGAACTTGTATTAGTAAAAGAATATATTCAACAACTGAGGGCTACCGCAAAGTAGCTCTTTTTTCTGCAAACTAAAAAGCACCTACACCAATTAAGATGTAAGTGCTTAATATTATGCTTATAAAATTATAAGTCCTGTTTCGCATACTTTCGATAATGTAATTATACTACCGTTTTCGTTGACTTTGGTCATTGACTAAATTATATTTTTAAAACTTTATCGTTAAATGCAATTCTAATTGTTACATCTAAAATTTTATTCATCCATCCTGTCATACATTGTTTGGTTGGTGCATCAATTTCCTTGCCATATCTATACTTAAACCAATCTATGTATTTTACTTGGGCATAATCAACCCATCCAGGTCTACCAATTCCCTTATTGCTCTTTATTTGGCTTGCAGCATCTCTTCTAATTTCAAGATATTTTCTACTTTTTTCAGATAATGTTTGTTCCATTTTTTCAATAACCATAATCCATTTACGTGATTCTTCTAAATCTAATAATGTCATTGTTTTATTAGCACATGGATTGCCAACACTAGTTCCATGTGGCATACCATCATATTGCGTTGCACCTAATGTGCTAAAGTTTGCTGATCGTTCTATGTAAGCCTTTTTTAACTCGTAATAATTAAGTATCCATTTCATAGCTGTTTTATTTTGCTTTTCAATATCAATTATCATAAAATCACGCTCCACTTATAATTTTTAGTCATAAAAAATACCGATATATAAAAATATCGGCTAAATTGCTTGAATTATATTATTTTGTATTCCCATATGCACTTCCAAAAACACGCTTTTTTATAATTGGTTTATCATTATTTTTAACGGCTATTTTAAAACATTCTTCATGGCAATAAATGATCTTTTCATGTATATTTGCAATAAAAATTCCTTTACCATTAATATTTTTATTGCAAATTATACATTTTTTATTTAAAATATTACCAATTTGTGGTTTAATGGTTTCTTTACGATCCAAATACGTTACTTCGGTATTAATATATTCTTCTGTTTCTGTGAAAATAAGTTCTTTGATAATACCGTTTTCTCTATTATGTGCTTCTTTCATTGCGTAGCCTAATGCTTCTCCTTTTTCCCAATTGTCAGGATAAGTTATTTTAATATCCCTAAATATCAAACTTTTCATTATTTAAATCTCCTCATTTCCCTCCATCTGCCATCATTTGGCTTCATTTCTAATTCGTTTTTCCTATGCATTGCAAAATACAGATATGTACCAATAATAGCTAATCCTATTGGCAATACAACTGTTAAATTAAAAAATAAATATTTAATAGCAAATTGTCCAAAGGTTAAATTTATTTTATCAATCATCCATGTAGTAAATGTAAAATTACTTATTGGCATTACTTCTATTCCAAACATATTTTTTACAGTCCTTTATTTTTTATTTTATCTACGTCTTTTTGAAACTCTTTTTTTATTCTATCTATTTCTTTCTGAAAATCTTGTAGCTCGGCAACTATTTGCTTATAAATATTATGATTATCTAAAAATTGTTTTTCTTTTTTATTATTCAGTATTTTACAAACTATTAAAATAAAAAGGAGCACAATAGCCATAGATAATAAAATAATTATCGTTTCGTCATTAATCTGCATTTTTCTCCTCATTCCGATAAAATAGTATTAAATTTAAGTCCATATATATTATTTTGGTGCGGTTCTTTATCTACTTTCCAGACTTTCTTATATCCATAATCAATGCACTCAACAACTTCACAGTCCTTTAATATTTTTTTAAGTCCATACTCTAAAGTTTGAATATTATTGTTAAATATAACGCTATTCGGTTTTAATTCTATCCATACAGGCATCTAATTACCTCCATTTTTTTGTATATTAAATCACTATTTTTTATTTTATGTTTTTGCTCTATTGCTCCTATATATACATTAGATTGTAATATTTTATTTATAAGAGTATCTTTATCGTAATCGCAATACTCAAGCATCTTATCGAAAACACTATCTAAAATTTCAATCTTATAATTATATTTTTTAAACGTTACCACAAATTACACCTTCTCTCAAATAAAAAAGCCACCAATTAAGGTGACTTAATTATTTATTTAATTGTATTTATTTTTTCTGCATCCTGTCATTCTTAAAACATGTTTTCTATAAGCATCTTTTTTACTTATTTTCTTGCAGTTGCTTTCAAATTCAGCTTCTTGCGTTTCTTTATCTTTCATCTAAACTATTCCTCTAATCTCTTTTTTCCCTCGTTTGCTAAACTCACTATAGCAAACATTAATAGGGTCGAATCCAGAACATCTCAAGCATGGTGATTGACTTTTGCATGTATCATTTTTTTGGTCGTAGTGAAAACATCCGCTACATTGTCTGTGTTGCATTACTTAGCTCCTTTCTTATTTACGCATTAAAAAAGCACTCTATAAAGAGTGCTTTTGTTGTATTTATATGTTTAGTCCCTAACTGGTAAACCAGCCGACATTTCGCCGCAAACAATTTCAACACTTCCCTCTGTAACTACCGCATAAGTATGAGGGTTATAGTATTTATTCAAAAATTCTAACAAAGGTAAAGACGCTTTTTGTAGTTCTTCTGATCTAATTTTACATTCTTGAGCATCCATAAAAACACATCCTTAATTTTATTTATATTAATTTAATTATTTTATATTTAGGGCGTGTCTACTTTCGCTTGTGGCACGCAACAAGTAGCCTTACTCGTCAGCTAATTTATGTTTTATGACTAACATAAGAAGTCTGTGCTCTTGTCCAACATTTCACACTCGCTCGGTTCTCGTTTTCCCGCCACCGAAAAGCAATATATTTGATAACCATTTAAAAATTAAGCGACATAATTATTATTCATAACCATATCCTTTATCAAAACTCTAGTTACCCCAGTGTTTTTAAAGTCGTGATTGCCCCGTCCACGCTTTCACGTACATGTGACTACCGTCACGCCCTTGCTAGCGATCAATCTAGCTAATTTTACCGTAATGCGCTCCTGCTTCATCTCATCATACAACTAGTCCGTATTATCATAAGATAATTAAGCGTTTGTATGGGTTTAACAGGTTACGGTATAGTTGGCGGTTTAAGCATCACCGCCAAGCATCCGATATTAACTAATCGGCAACGGCTACGTTTTACGTCCAGCTTGACATTCGCCCCTTAAGACTCGCTTTCGCTATGTAAAAAGCGTATTAATATAACTCTTCACACTACTATTATAAATCGTTATGCACCCCTAAAACTCCGCACTTTTTCCTCTTTTACTCCATTAATCATACCTAGTTCAACCGCAACCGCTAGAATTATGCCGTTAACCCATTTATAATATGTTGTTTTTTCAATATGCAACTCTCTAGCGATTCCTTCATCCGCTTTAGTTTGTGTTTTTGCCCAATACTTTAATTGCACAAGTTTATACTTTTCTTCTGGCAATGAATCTAAAACCGATTGTATAGCCTCTATCGTTCTGTTTATATATAGTATTCTTTTACTAGTGATAAGTTGTAACGCTTTTTTCTCACAAGTCCTACTAATGCCTGCACCTCTTATTCCGCTATCATCAAAGGTTGGCAAACTATCAATAATATGTTGTCGTTCTTCGCCTAGATCGCGTATTGTTTGTAAATAATCGCGTAACTCGCACTCAACATATGCTTTAATTTCTTTTTTTATTGCCATTTAATCACTCCCAAATCAATAATTAAATTCTGCTGTTTATTCTCTATAACTATCATAAATCTCAATACTATCGCTATTAATAATTAATTTTCCCACTTCTTCACGTAGTTTCAGTAATTCTTTAAGTGTATTAATGTTAATTTGCCATTTTTTATTTTCTCCATCATTATTGACCATTTTAGCTTTTTTGCACGGTTTTTGTTTTCCGTACCAGTCGCTTGTTTTGCTTATTTCAAATATCATTGTTATTCACGATCCTTCATTATGCTGCTAATTCGCAATATTTTTTAGATATATATCCAAGCAAACAATTACTATCCACTACTATATAACCAAACTCAGTAATAGACATTATTTCGTAGATTTCATTGTTATATATTAATTTCATTTTAACATTCACCTTCTTTGTATAGTTTTGCTTTACTAAATAAATAAATCATTTCCTCTTTTCCCTTTATAATATCTATTTTTTAACTTTTTTCGTTTTATGCCTGTAATTTTTTCTAATTCATAAAAAGTTTTTAATTTCCCATCATACATTATTTTAACATTTTTCCTTGTGTTGTTAGATTGTTCTTCCGGAGTCGCCCAACGACAATTTTCTTTAGTGTAATTACCATTAACATTAATTCTATCTAATGTTTTCCCTTCCGGTCTTTCTCCCATATCTTCTAAAAAGTTTTTAAAATTTAACCATCTTTCACATATTTTAATCCCTCTAGCACCGTAAAATTTATAATGTTCATTGTCTTTATTAAGGCAACGAACTTTCATACTATTCCATGATTTATATGCTTTATATTTGCTATATGGTTTTTCTTTTTTAGGTAATTTTTTTAATTCTTTAGCATAACATCCACATGATTTAGTAACTTTAGCTCTTAAATTAGTTCCTCTTGCTATTATTTCTTTACCACAATCGCATTTACATACCCACATTTTACATCTTTGTTTTGTATTTGTTATTTCGTTGCTACTTGCTTCTCTAATAACGGTAAGTTTTCCAAATTTGATTCCAATTATATTAATACATTTTCTTATTTTTATTCAACTCTTTTCATTATTGCCAATTTTTCTATTTCCTTATTTAAATCTTCTTGCTTTATTTTTAAAATATGTTCAACTTGTTCTACTGCCACTTTGCATTCTTCAATTTTTTTCTTTTGTTTTAAAAATTCTTCTTGCTCACGTTCCCAAACTAACTCTAGTGAATCATAATTACCTTCTAGTACTTCTATTAGGTTGTTTGTTGTATATACTTTTACTATGTCTTCGCTATCATTACCAATAAATCTATAAAAATTATCATCATAACTTTTAGGTTCTAATACATATAATTTTTCAAGCAACCAATATCCTGTTTTCATTACTAATGCTTTTTCTTGATTTATTAACTCAACAATCATTCCGATTTTTAAATCATCTTTTTTAAATGTTTGTTTGTCTGGTTCTAAATCTTTTGTTGTAAAAGTAACTTTATTTTTAGCCATATTTTTATAACGATCTTCACATAATCTTAAATCAACATAAAATAAATCATCATGAAAATTATCCCAAGCTATCCCTTCGCATGTTGAATTATATTTATTAAATGACACGTTCATGTCTTCGCTTGGATAATCGCCATCCCTCCACTTTATATTTTGCTTATCGCACCATTCCATCAACGCCTTAAAATCTCCAAATGTCGGTGTATATAATATTACCTCACCTTTTTTAAATTGTTCTAATAGTTTGGTATTCATGTTTATTCCTCCACTTTTAGTATTAATCCACTATAATACTCTCTATAAATATCAATCCAGTTATCAAGTGGCATTGTTACAAGCCATTTTTCATTATTCCTACGATGAAATACAGTAGGCATATTGCCGTTTTTTGCATCACGTTTTGCCTGTGCTATTGCATCCGATATATTAAGTCTTTGGACTCTTTTACACTCTATGTGTATGTTTGGTAATGCATCTACAATATCGGCAGCATTTTCACCCAATCCACAATATTGTTGCGATCTTTTAGCATCTTTAAAACCATATTCTCTAAGTTTGATTGCTAATTCTCTTTCGCCTTTTGCACCTTTGGCTTTTGAATTAATTTTACCCACTTATTCACCTGCTTTCGTTTAAATAATTGCTTATATCTTCAAATAACATATATGTTTCTGCGTGGTAAATGCCTTTATTGTACAATACGTCTTGCATTATATTGTGTGCTTTAGTTAGAAGTTTGTTGCTTTTTTCTAATTCTTCTTTATATGCCTCGCATTTATCTTTAAGTAGTTCTTCTCTTGTTGCGTATTTTGACATTACATATTTGCTTTGATCTATCATTTTTCTCCCACCTTTACAGGGAATTAATCCCTGCGTTTATTTTAATTAACATTATTTACTAAAATGGTATTTCTTGGTCAACATCTACTTCACTACCGAAAGAATTCGCACCGCTATTATCTGCTTGTCCATCACTTGGTTTCGATTGTTTACTGCCCATAAACTCAATATTTTGCGCAATAACCTCTGTTACATAACGTTTTTGACCGTCTTGTGTTTCGTAATTACGAACTTGTATACGACCTTCGACTAAAATTTGACTACCTTTCGTTAGGTTATTACCGCATATTTCTGCAAGTTTTTGGAATACTACTATTGGGATAAAATCAGTTTGTTTATGCTCTCCATATCCACTTGATATTGCTACATTAAAATTCGCAACTGCTGTACCTGTTTGAGAATATCTTATTTCTGGATCCTTTGCCAATCTTCCGACACCTATAAATTTATTCATTTGTTTACGCTCCTTGTTAATGATTTTTCTATTGTCCATTTACTTCTAAATAATCTATTGTTTAATGTGCTTCTGCTAATATTTAATTTTTCTGCAGCAGTATTATCGCAAAACGGACACGGTTTTAAATTACTCACGTTATCACCCCTTCACCCCTAATTTACCGTATAATTTCAAAACTACTGGATATACTAAAATCGATACGGCTTAACTACTCCATCCGTATATAATTTATTTTCTCCTTTCTCAACAAGACCACTAGTGCTGGTCTTGTTATTTTTTGTCCATTACACATCAGGCTTATCAAACCACGTAGCATAAGTTCCGTTCTCAAACCTTGCAAGCATATAACCATCTTTATCGACTAATTCATAACCAACATACATATGACCATCAAATTCCTTGCAAAGATCTTTAATTTCAGCTATAACCCTATTCGAAACACATTCAATATCGCCAACTTCATAAACATACACACCATTCGTATTAAAAACTTCTAATCTTGTAATTCCGTTTTCCATCATTCTATCCCCAACCTTTTCCGTAACTTCTCTACCTTCTTCCGATTTCTTACCGTACTTGGCTTATTTAGCAACTTCCTTAATTTACTGCAATCCTTGGCTTGCTTGTGATTGAGGTCAAAGGCTGTATATCGTTGTTTCATTTTAGACATGCCTTTCCGAATATTTTTTCTTCACATTCATTGCAAAATTCTGGATTAATCGGCATTCCCATACATCTGCCGTTATTGATATCGTGTAATCCTGCTTCCGATGGGCAAAAGTCCGTACAACCACCATCAATAATATATTTAATTAACTTTTCTACCGCTTCATCATTGCATTTCAATGTTTATCACCCCTTAACCCCAGCGTTTTAAAACACTAATCAATAAATCTCTGTCTTGATGTTCAAACGCTTCACTTGCATTTTTTATAATTTGGTCTTCCAATAAATAATCTGCAAAGTTTTCTGTATCAAATCTAAACATTTTTATATCTTTTTCTAGTTGTTCTATGTACTCAATCAGTTCTGGTACTGCTTTAATCATCCACGTATTGTAAAATCCTTGGTTTGGATAATATTGTTTGGGATTGTTTGCACTTTCTAGTATTTTTTTAGCGTTTTCTATATCCGGTCTTCTCAATTTACTCACCTCTTAACAATTGTTCGCATAATTCTATCTTTCGTTTCACTATCAAATTTTCTATACTTTCTCCGCTCTTGCCACCGCCCGTATACGCAATACAGATATGCTATTAATATTGTTGTTGTAAGTATTGTTAGGGAATATAGTATTACTTTAAGTATTTCTTCCATTTACTTTTACCTCTCTTTTCCTTGTATTCCACATATGTATTGCTTGTCCAGCACTTTCAAATCCTCTAAAGCTAGTACACATTCCGCAATCACATAATATATAGCTAATTCCATATGCTTTATTTTCATCTAATTCTACTTCTCTACCACAAAATGGGCATTTTTTTAATTCATTCACGTTATCACTCTACTTTCTTTATTAATATCATTTTCGTAATGTCAAGAAAATGATATTTTAGTTTTAAGCTCGTTATTTTACACTTGCCTATATAAGTATATTAGTCGTGTATATTTTGTTTAATGTTGGGCAAATTAGGCGGGGTATGTTTTATTTTGATGGTTTGTAATATCCGTTTTCGATACGTTGCAATGTACGATTGATTTTTTCTTGTTTAACTTCTTGTACTTCAAAATCTACAGATATTAAATATTCAATTTGTTCTAAGCAAATTTTTACATCTGCTATTTCTTCGTCTAAATGCATTCTGTTTTCATATTTTTTACATTTTATAAATTTAATTAACGCCTGCAACATTTCTCCTGTTTCTTCGACTAGTTTATCTTTTTGACTATCAAATTTAAAATAATCTGCTATTGTTTTTAGGTCTTTATCTATCATTTATTTGCCTCCATTTAAAAATAAATGACTGTATGTTCTAAGATTAATTCCTTTTTTATTTTTATCACCAGTCCCCCAGCATCTATCGCATATATCTGTAGTTATTGTACAACCACCAATACTGTGCATATAGGTACTTGTATTGTTATACGTTGTTACACCTGAACCACCACATTTTTCGCATGGAGTTTCTATATTTCTCCACTCTAAAAATATTTTTAGAATATCTTCTCTTTCTAACTCCATTTTATTTACCTCCATCATTCCAATATGGGCATTTACCTTCATCTCTACTTATCGGAACATCATATCTTAAAAATACTGATTTCAATCCACATAAGTCTGGTTGTTTGCATCCTTTACAGCAACCGTCTACGCAATGCTCAACTAATTCATAAAAATCCTCTTTATCAAGTTCAATTGTTTGTGCTATGTGTCTGACTTCACCTTTGCGAATAATGTCCATTTTTGCAGTTTTCCACGAATTTAACCTGTTAACCAATAATTTACCTTGTTGTTTATCAAGTTCACTGCAAATTGATCTATACGCTTTATCCGTGTATGTAGCTGCCATACTTACAGCTCGCTTTGTTTCTGTTGACCAACTTTTGTCTATACGTTTTCGCATTTCGTTAAGATTGCCAGACATATAACCGATAATTCCTAAATCGTTGATGCCTTGTGAGTTTAGGTATTTCATTTTTTATCACCGCCTAATTTGCGCATTCGGTAATCTTCCCCCTCAAATAAAACACCGTCCGTCATTTCGATAATCCGGCTAACAATGCGCTTACCTATTTGTTTTTCTAGCTCATTGAATGACAAGTTAGTTGTTATTACCGTAGGTAACATATTTTCATACCGCGCGTTAATAATCATGTAAAATTGTTCTCTGACCCAATCCGTAACTTTCTCGGCTCCTAAATCATCAAGCACCAAAAACTCTGTAGTCTTAACAATGTCCATGATTTCATTTTGGTTGTAATCTTCGTTATTAAAACTTGTTCGTATCTTTTGCAATAGTTCCGGTGTTGTAATAAACACGCCGTATACACTTTTTTTAGCTAGTTCATGTATCATTGCTACTGCTAAATGTGTTTTCCCTGTACCGTATTCGCCGACCAATAACAGTCCGTTGCTTTTTTTATTAAATGATCTAGTATAGGACAAGCACGTTTCATATGCTTTGCGATTAGATGCATTAGTTTTAAAGGTTTCAAAACGCCGATTTTTAAACCTTTCACCTATTCTTGATTGCTCCATGATTCGCGCTGTTCTTTTGCTTATGTATGCTTTTCGTTGTTTGTCGCATTGCCCTGCGCTAAAACCAATAGTATTATCTATAATCATTGGTGTGAGTTGCCAACAATCAAACAAACTTTCTCCTTGCTTAGTGCATTTATGGCACTGAATACGGTTTTTGTAAAGTTGCATTGCTTCTAGTTTGTAATTAATCAATACTTTTTTGGGTACTTCTTTGAGTTCAGGAACCACTTTCAATATCTCGTTTAAAGAAATTTCCGTATTTGCCGCTTGTGTAATTTTTAGTTTCATTCGTTCCAGTGAATTTCTTATCTGCTCCGTAACTTGTCCCTCCCTTACTTTTTATTTTGCTTGGGTCGAAATTTTTTGGTAGGTAATCATTAACATAATTTGCCTTGCCTAGAAAGTTTGATGAATTAAAGCAATATCGTTTTTCTTTTTCCTCGTCTTCACATTTAATTTTATAATTTTCTACTGCTTTCATAATCAGATCAACAGTCAAACCATTTTTTAGTTTACTTTTCCAGTTAATAAACGTTTGGCTCTTATTTTCTGATCGTGGATACTCTGAATAAAATTTTTCGAATTCGGGAGTATATATATTACTTCTTACATTCTTATTATTCTTATCATTCTTGTTAGTTGTTGGTTCTTTGTTACCTGTTTGTTGGTCGTTTGTTGGTTCTTTGTTACTATCTTTGTTACTATATTCATTTATTGATTGATAAGCCTGCCAATTTACTATTGTTATAAGTCGCCCTGTCTTTGTTGATTCGTATGTTAAAAATTCAAGTTTTTTAAATTTTTCTAGCGCACTTCTTATATTTTGTATTGTGATACCTTTGCCACATTTTTTTCTTATTGATTCTAAGCTGGTAACAAATTGACCTGAATTAGCTTTAAATTTTTCACCCTGCCAAATCCACTCTTTTACTTCGTGATTAGCCATTATCAATAAATTAATCAATATTTTGCAATGTTCTGGTGTTGAACAAGTCCAAATTGCTTTATCAATTAAGCATCTATGTAGTTTTATCCATCCAGAATTTTCATCCACTTTATCACCACACTTTCAAACTTGTGTTTTTAATCAATATTCAACTGGCATACAAAACTACAATCTTCTAAAATTTCATCTTCAATTCTACCGCGATCTGGTTCTAATTCGTCTAAGTAAACGCCTTTTATGCATGATGCTCCTATTTCTCTTTCTAACTTTGCCCTACTAGCAAATACATCTGGAAAATCAACTCTTATTTTATTCCAGTACCCCATGCCACCTTTTACACAACCAATGCAATTGTTATTATGGTATCCTAGGTCATACATAGCAGGTCTTTTTAATCCTAGTTTTAAAGCCATCCCATGACATTCTTCTTTTGTTATTTGTCTATCTATTAAAGGAAATATGTGCTTATATTCTGGCATTAACTCCAATGTTCTTTCAGCTCTATGTTTTTCTGCATAATCAAATCCCCATACATAAGTTAAATCAGTCTTCCCATATTCCCATTCCTTACGAACACGCTTTTTTAGAATTTGAGTGCATTTAGCTCCATATGGCGAATTGATAAATCTAAATTGTCTTACAACGTTTTCTACTGACTTATATTTTGATTGTAATGGTTCAATCTCTTTACCCAGTACCTTCTGACAATCATTTAAGAATCTCAATGTGTCTTCGTGCTGATCTTCAATATGACAATACATAATTTTATCTAATGTTTCACGTTCTAAATATGCTGCTACAAAACTAGATACACCTGCTGAAAACCAACTTACTTTCATTATTTACACTTCCTTAATTAATGTCTCTCAAACGTCACATACATCTGTATTATTTTCAGCGTATCTGCGTTGCTTTTCGATGTTTTTATGTGCTCAATCATTTTATCAAGTTGTCTTTGGTTATTGCTGTCTATCAATGCGTTTCGTGCTAATGCGTATATTGTAAAATTGTCCATGTTTTTAAGCGAATTTTTATATTTTACGGTTGGTTTCATAAACCAACCTCTTAATCCTCTACGCTATCGGCTTCAACAAAATCACCGTCAACTAACATATAAAACGTATCAATTTTAATTTTATTGCCATCAACTTTAATACTTTGTACGTCTTTAATGTGCCAATTATAGTTGTCATCTTTAAACCATTCTGCTAACACTAACCAGCAACCTAAGGCGCCTTTGGCTTTTGATTTTAAACCAATTGCCATAGCTACCGATTCTTTACCTTCTACTGTTGCAGCACTTTGGTAACCAGTATTAGTTGCAGCACTTTGGCCACCAGTATTAGTTGCAGCACTTTGGTAACCAGTATTAGTTGCAGCACTTCGGCCACCAGTATTAGTTGCAGCACTTCGGCCACCAGTATTAGTTGCAGCACTTTGGTAACCAGTATTAGTTGCAGCACTTTGGCCACCAGTATTAGTTGCAGCA